GGTGTCGCTCGATGCTCACCCAACGATAGGGATGACAAGAAATTCGCTCGCATCGTAGCCCACAATCGCTGCATCAAGCACTTCTATAGAGCGGAAAATAAGACTGTTGTTGAAGACTTTTCCGTTACAAACACCCCTCTCCCGCGTAATCTCGAGATAGGTTAACTAGTTAACATTTAGAACTTGGAGTTATCTATGAATGCTACAATTGGCGCAGACCCTGAGATGTTCGTAAAGCGGGGGCAAACAATCCTGCCCATTTTTGGTCTTGTGGGAGGAACGAAGAAGGCGCCGCTGCCGATATTGCTGGGTGCGCCAGGCTTCACGTATCAGGAGGACGGGGCAGCTCTTGAATTCAATATCCCAGCATTCATGGGATATACGCGCTTCACCGAAGGCATCGGTTCGGCTATGGAGAATTTACAAAGATACATTCTCAATCCACTCAAGCTGGAGATTGCAACAGGTATCAATGCTATCAAGTTGACTTCTGAGCAGCTTGAGCACCCCAAAGCGAAAGAGATCGGGTGTCTTCCAGATCATTGGGCGTACGGCGCCCCTGGAGACAGCCCGCTTCCAGAAGACATGTACAAGCGCAAACCGTTCAGTGCTTCTGACCTTGGCGCTATGCGGTACGCAGGGGGGCACATTCACGTCGGGTACAACAAAGAGGCGGTCCCCGCCGACATCTTTGCCAAGTACATGGATGTCCTGATTGGGCTTCCATGCGTTAAGTACGACAAACAGGGTGGTCGACGCAAGATTTACGGCCTACCAGGTTTGTATCGCCCGAAGCCTTATGGTCTGGAGTATCGAACACTCAGCAATTTCTGGCTATTTGGGGCAGACAACGTAAGACAGAACATTTCCAACAATATTATAGACTTCGCAAAACGCACATACAGCGACGAGTGGGTTCGAGAGACTTTACATAGGTCCTATACCCACATACCTTGGGCCGACGTGGCTGCCGCCATAACAAACGAAGACGAAGTCCTTGCCAACAGTCTCGTGAGGCACATCAGTGACACAATGCAACTTGGGGGTGACTTTTAATTATGCGTACTGACGTCGAGTCCTTTGACGATTTTATCCAGTACTACACTGAGCATTTCGTCAAAAGTCGAGTCGATCCCGACATTCTGTACATGGTTGGCGGTCGTTACGAACACGAAGTGGCTACCATGGCTATGTACACGAGTGGGAGACTTACACGCAACGTGATCATGACCTGGGAGATGATAAAGAACACTGTTCTGTTCGGCATACCTCGCCTAGGCACTATAGTTTACAAAAACGAATTGTTGTATTTGTATTACCAGACTACTCGTAACGGAGGACGAGGTTTTGATCCAAGAAGGATTGGGTACTTATCATTTAATGGGTGGTATTTAACAAAAAGGAACTATCCAACATTCACGACCGATCTCATGTATCACGCACCCTTCGTGCACAATGCAGTTAGACAAGGTCATACACCTTGGGACGAAGCGCAGACTGACCTGCTAAGCACGACGCCGAAGTTTCCCGCTTACGCCCTGAGCTACAACTTCGGCGCGTATCTGGGTGACTCCGAGTTTCCAAGTCTTACGTACAAGAGCAAATCTATTGGTGTTATTCTTAGGGCCAATACCATTCAGTTGCACAAATGGGCTGCTGAGTATCGCACCACCATCCACCGCACCCTTAACAAAGAGATAGAGTTCATTCTATGATTGGCTACGACTTAGGGTTCCCCCCGGAATCAGCCTTGAACACCCCGGATCACCGGCTAATAATGCCAAAATGCCCCTTGGGGCTGGAGTTTGAGTTCGAGAGAGTTATAGCCGGTTTGCCCACTACAGAAGCGTGGCCGCAGTACTGGGAACGTAAACGAGACGATTCGTTGCACGATAGAGGGATGGAATTCGTATTTCGTCGCCCCTTCTTCGGCACAGACGTTATTACGGCAGTTACTGGTTTGTGTAATTTCGCCAAGACTGCTGGGTATGTGTCTTCCATTCGCACCGGGCTTCACGTTCATGTGGATGTTCGGGATTTAGAGATGAATCAGCTCGTCAACATGTTGGTTCTGTATGCGCTATTTGAGCCAACTTTGTACAAATTTGTAGGGAACGACAGGGACGAGAATGTGTTCTGTCTTCCTTGGTATAAATCACACGGAGCTATCTTGAAGATATCGCAGATAGCCTCCACCAAATCTGAGAAACTCAAAGGCGTGGCGGGGCAGTTGCGCAACGAAAAATACGCTGGTCTCAATCTCGATCCTTTGGCTAGGTTCGGCTCTGTGGAGTTCCGGCAAGCCTTGACCACGACAGATGTCGATTGGGTTTACAACTGGATCAACGTTTGCTTAAGTTTGAAGTTGAACTCACTGGCCCAAATCAGGCCAGAGTGGTACATAGGGTTTGCATACGAGTTCGGCGCTACGGCTCTCGGTGAGAGGGTTTTCGGCGACTTGTGGCCCCTTTTGCGGTACGAGCAGTTCGAGGACCAGTTTTGGGACATAGGGCACTCAAGTATGTTGGATGTACTCAACCTGGCATACAAAGACTTTACCTTCCCACACGCTGCCGCTAGATTCGCACCTGGCCCAGGTTCATCTTTCGATAGGTGGGCCAAGGGAAAAGAAGCCCCTCCGGCATCTACACAGAAGTCAAGGACTAAGAAGGTGAGCCCTGCTGGGGGCGCCGCTATTCCGCAACCTCGCGTTCACGACGTCGCATTTGAGAGATTCTTTCTGAATATGAACGTGAACGCCCGCGCATTCGACCCACCACCACCACGACCTGCTCCTACGTATCAAGACATACCCTTAGTAGATGGAGAAACCGAATAATGTGTGGGATTTTTGGATTCGTAAATGGCGGCTACAGGTACATGCCGAAAGCCAAGAAGCTGATAGAGGAGTTGACTATAGTTGATGTTCTTCGAGGCTCAGATGGTACGGGTATGGCCGTTCTACCAGAGAAGCGGGATGAACTCATTGTCTATAAGCGGGGTCTTTGGGGGCCTGAATTCTTGACTTCTAATGGGTACCAGAAGACGCTCGCTCCGTTCATAAGCGACGCCCGCATGGTCATAGGGCACAATAGGGCAGCATCTAGTAACAATCTAGGAGATCACCGTGCACACCCGTTTACCAATAGGCACATCACCCTTGTTCACAACGGCTACATTAACAACGCCTGGGGGATCACTCCAAAGGGCTTTGGGCCAGACGTTGACTCAGAAGCAGCTGCATATGCCATCGCCGAGCACGGCGCACAAGCAGGCTTGGAAAAGCTCAAAGGTGCCTTCGCACTGGTGTGGTACGACTCAAAGGAGCGCACACTAAACATTGCCCGTAATGAGGGGCGAGAGATGGTGTTGGCGTTCATCAAGGACTCCAACGTTGTCTGGTGGGCATCAGAGATGGACATGTTGTGGCTAGTACTAAACAGGAACGACGTCAAAATGGACGGTTTGTTTAAAATCGTACCGACTTACGTCCATCTCAAGTTTCCTGTGGACGATCCAAGGAGCTTCAGTCGCCACCCTTTTATGCGGCCCCAGAACCAGACGTCATCGACAGACGCCCTATGGGAAAATCGGGGCCATTCACAGTTATCGGATTGGAAGGACCGCTCGATGATATCGAACACGGAGACGAGTGGAAGCGGTACCTCCTCGAAAAGTACGGCAACTGGCGGGAGTGACGCGCCGAGGGGGGCACCCCAATCAGGTTCCGAACACTGGCTCAGTCTTGGAGACAAAGAACTTAGTGAACTCATCACACAGTTCAACGGACTCAACAAAGACGCTAAAAGAGGATCAGGTATACCTACAAGTAAAGGAAAAATTAAAGCAATCTTCCTTAAGGTTGCCAAGTACGGTGCACGACTCGGACAGCAGATCCTTCTCAAACCAGAAGCCTTCGATCTTCACACAAACCAAAGGGAATTCGGGACCGTTAGGGCATCTAGGACACATAATCCAACGATTCCTGTACAAATCCCGTGGGTGAGCGCGACTGAGTGGGCGGAGATGCAAAGAGCTAGTGCTGTTTATGGAATTGTCGTGAACATCAAGATTAACAAGAAGATAGGAAAGACAGTGCTAGTTTGTGCGCTGCACTCTGTTATAACGAGGCAGAAACTCACCGGCTACCACGGCGGGATTCTAACACCGGTGCCGAGGAAAGAAGACAGCAGACCTACGCTCACGCTTGTGTCTGAGCACGCACAGGCTGAAGCAGAGGCGACAGTCGATCCGTGGCGCAGTAAGGAGGCGAAGACTACAGTATACGTGCAAGGACCAGGCGGATCGATGATCACAGAACAAGATTTCGTGGACAAGACGGCGCGACACGGGTGTGGGCATTGTGGTCTGTTCGTCGACCCTAAGACGGCGCACCAGGTTAGATGGGTAGGTGAATCAGCAATATGCGCAGTTTGCTGCGGAGAGGAGGAGGTTCAGAACGAGTACTTCGGAGGTAAAATCTCCGCTGTACATTAGGTTAACTACGTTAACAAAGCTGGTATCAAAGATGGAAAAGATTTTCGTTTACGGCACACTCAAGTCGACCTATAGCAACAACTCGTACTACCTGAACAGTGCGAAGAGGGTAGGGCATGACAGGATCATGGGTGTGTTACTGCACCTTGGTGGTTGCCCCGCCTTGATGCACGAATTGACTCCTCTGTGCAAGGTTTCTGGGGAGGTCTATGAAGTTGATATGCCGACCATGGCCAGGCTGGACGCCCTGGAAGGTGTTCCGCATATGTACAGACGTGTGAAGGTCGCGACGACCAAGCACGGAGATGTGTGGACGTACAAATGGGCGGAAGATCGCCCACTTACGGATCACACGATGGTGGTGACGCACGGTCTTTGGCGTGGGGGGAACCTAGACAGGTCCGCGTACAAAGCCTTGAAGGAGTTCTACAGTCGTTACCAAGCAGGAGAACCGGTTGGCTCTCCGATAATCGTACCTTCTAGTGCGCTGAGCGTGCACGTAGACACTTACGCTGAGAAGGCTAAGGCAGACAGGGAGAAAGCACTCGTCGTTGTGCCGAAGCTTCCGGAGAAGCAGCCGCAGATTGGCCCAGGTGCGGAGGCACTATGAAGCGCAACCAGTTCGGGAGGCGGCGTGATCTCATCATTTACGCTAATCGAGCAAGCCACTCTGCTGGTCTACTTGGTCGTGTGCTTGGGTGCAGACGCTGGCTGGTGGAGAGGCCACTTCTGGCTGGAAATGTCATTGATCCTAACCGTCTTATTGTTAATTGGGGGACTACGCTACCTCCCCGGTGGCTGAATTCGAAAGCTCGTGTCCTGAACACATTCGCAGGTGTCAATCATGCACTTAGTAAAATCGAGTCCTACGCCAAGTTCAGGGACGGAGGAGTTCCAACCATTGAGAGTACACTTGAGAGTTCAGAAGTACTTAAATGGCGCAGTGAAGGCCACCGTGTCCTTGCGAGACGAGACAGGCTTTCAGGTGGGAAAGGTATCGTTGTACTTGACCCCGCAGGAGGGGATGTCGAAGGTGGTAAGTTCGACTTTTACGCCAAGTATTTCAGAAAAACCCACGAATACCGAGTTCACGTCTTTGGAGGAAGAGTTATCGACCTTACTCAGAAAAAGCTCCGACTCGGCGCTACTGAGGAGACCCGCACTGGTGTTGAAAAAATAGTCAGGAGTCACGACCATGGCTGGATACACGCACACATGGGCATACATCTTCCTGCGCATCCTGGTATTGCTGTGCATGCTGCCGCTGTTAATGCCGTTAGTGCTCTTGGGCTTGACTTTGGTGCTGTCGATATACTGTGTAAGTATAGCAGGAAAGAACCTGATCGGCTTCTTGGACTGGCTGTCTGCGAGGTAAATACAGCTCCGGGACTTGAGAACGAGCGAACGATAGAGGCTTATAAATCCGCCATATTGGGAGAACCAAGTGCGAATCAATAAAACGAGTATGTCTTGCGGTGTACGTATTTTGGCTGATATAGCCTCACTGGAGAAGTCTCCTCCGCTCCTCGCTCGTGCCATAAGTCGACATGAAGCCTTAGCTTTTCCTTACAGCACCGCCAACCATTTCACGTACATTTTCAGCGACAATGTGGAACGGGGAAACGGAGCTTGGTTGGCGCGGTTTATCAAGGATAATGGTCTCGGTACTTTGACTGAATCACCAGAAGTCAGAAATCACAATACGGGGTACACGCACATACAGACCTGGATCTGGAACTACAACGGCAAAGCTATAGTCTGAGAAGGGCGTAACCATGATCGACAGTAAAAGCACGGACAAACTAGAATTGTTGGTTAAGGCTCTGACTATCATTCCAAAAGAGGTTTTAGCCAATGTCACGGAGTTCGAACTTAAGTGGGAGGCTGTTGATAGAGATATCGTAGCACCATACGTCAAGATCAAATTCAAGGAGCAGCCATGAAGATCCTAATGACTTGGAAAGATCCCGACGCTGTACCAACAGGCATTGCGGAGGTTGTAGCACAACGCAGAAAAGCGGACGGTCTGCATGTAGGCAACCTGTATTTTGAAGTATGGAAAGATCCACAGTACGCTGAGTTGGGCGCTGCACTTGATAAGGCCGGTATCGGTGAATACCTGACTATTGAATACGACACTGATACTAAGTTAACCCGGATCTTAAAGGAGTAACATGAATCACTCAAGAGTTGACATACGTAACACTTCCATAAGTTGCGGTGTTGTTGAAATCTCCAGGCTTGCTGACGAGATAGAAGATGTTCTATTTTCTGTTGCCAATCACTTCTACCACCCAGCACGAGGCGAACCTCCAGCCTTCGTTATGTGGAGTAACCTTGGCGATATCGCCACTAACGGACACCGATTCGCGACCAGAGTGCACACACTACTAGGCTCCGTAGCTCAGACAGGTAACGCACTGAACCCTAAGACAGGTGCTGTAATTTGTGTGTGGGTGTGGACTGTGAACCACGAACCGTTCAAAGCCTGGTACAAGGAGGAAAAGGTCCGTAGGCTTAAAGCGTAGGTTTATCAAGAACTTACGAAATAATTGAAAAAACTGTGGAATTATTCCGGGTTTCCGATGTCTAAAAGTATCTTTACTGTACGAGTACATGGAAGATAGGTTAACTTAGTTAACATATCGAGTACGAGTATAGTGAGACAGTAGTCGAACAGATCGATCGTAGTACAGGGTTATGTACGAAGATCGATATATGGAGAACTCAGATGAAAAGACGATTCAAACCTATGGTTGCTAAGTACAAGCGTATCTGGCTGAAAGCTCTACGCTCTGGTGAGTACAAGCAAGGCACCGGGACGCTGTGCGACCTCCGCACCACGTTTGATAAGGACTGGAACCAGAAGCACGGCCTTGCGTATTGTTGTCTCGGTGTGCTCAAGCGTGCCGTGACAGGGAAGAATGATTTCAAGAACAAGATCCTTGGAAAAGACTTCGCAAGGAAAGTTGGCCTGTCCCCTCCTGTTAAGGACCCACACTACGGACATATGATCGTACACGAAACAGCTACACTTGTGAGAATGAACGACGAGGCTGGTTACTCGTTCAAGCAGATCGCTAACTGGATAGAGAGGAACTTGTAATTGGACAGAATACCACTCTCTGATGAGTCGTCCGCAATCGACGCAGACCTTGACTTCGACTATGACGACGAGGGTGACTCGGACTTCGAAGAACTGGACTTCGACACCGAGGTAGAGCGAGAGTACGATCTAGAAGATACCTTTCGTGAGTACGATTGGGATGGTATGCACACCCATACGGAGAATGACGATGACGAAGACTATCGCGACTAAGATCCTCCCTTGCAGGTGCAAGAACATCGGGCAGGACGCCCTTCACAGCCCCGGTCGCCGGGTCTTCAACAAGACGATGAAGCGAACGTGGCGATGCACCGTATGCCTGGTTCAAGTGCCGGCATGAGTCCGCGGGATGTGGTGGAATGGTGCCTAGTCTGGTTCTGCGTGGCGGCGTCTATTGGCGCTACCGTAGCACTGTATAGGTTTTTCTTTGGAGAACGCTAATGAAAGTTCGCGCCCTTCGACAAGCGATCGCTCAAGCCGATGACGACTGGGAGATCCATTTCCTTTCCAACGACGGTGCCGAGTTCCGCTTGGGTGCGGCCTTGGAGATACCGGACGAGATGATCATGTTCTTCGGTGAGACGTCTGACGGCCTGGTTGACGCCTTGGACGACCTGGACAACATGGACGGGGACGAGTGGTCTGAGCGCCTCGCTTGGCTGAGTACCCTGGAAGACTACGACGAGTTCGTAGCTGCTGACGACGACGAGGAACCCTCTGACGCGGACTTCGCAGGAGGGGCTGTAGAGGGTGGTAGGGTGTACCTGGACAGTCCTGTGTGCAACCTGCCGGAGCCTGAGTTGGTATCTGAGACACTTGCTGCGGAGGCACTATGATCGTTGAACAAACAAGCCCATTAACGAAACCAAGAATTAGATATGTGGGTATGGCTTTCGGTTCCAAACTGGAGCACGGCCAGCGAGCCCTCGTATACATCATTGATCGACACCCGGTACTGGGGAATGTGCCGGCCCCTAAATGGGTAAACACTAGTGAAGTCCAGGAAGTTCACGAGAACGGGGACTTCGAGACGTTGAACACTGTATACGTCAAGACAGCTATTCTGGATAGTCCAGTCTTCGTATCTTTGGAGTAATCGTTATGATCAAGATTACAGAAGAGAGATTTCGAAAGTTGCTGGAGGCTGAAGCTGTCCTAGCTACCCTCGACTCTAACGGGGTGACCAAGTGGGAGTGGTACGACGCTGCCATGGAGGAGCTACCGAGGCCCCTTCTTGACCAGCGTGTTGAAGCTGCAGTAGCAGACGGGGCGTACTGGTGCCCCTACTGCGTAGATGAGCAATGAGTACGATGAACTCAGTGGATCATAGTGAGCAATGAATATGATCAACTCAGGATTCTGGCGACCGAGTTATACATTGGTGAGCAGAGAGGCGGCAATGTTTGCCCGTTTTGCCGAGGCGGTAGAACGGGAGAGAGGTCGTTATCTATCACCAAGAACCCGTCTGGCGCAACGCTTTATGTCTGCCACAGGGCTGCCTGTGGTCGTAGAGGGCGCCTTGGAGGAACCTCCTACGGATATCATGAAGCGCCTGTCAACCGGAAGCCTGAGTTCACCCCTAGAATCTATGACGGTGGAGGAACTGTAGATGTTAACAAAGACTACCGCGCCAGTCTCTGGCTCGCCCAGTTCGGCCTCTCCTCCGGATGTCGATGGGATGCTGGAAGTGAAAGGACCGTATGGGAAATCCGTGCTCCTAGTGGCACTCTCCGAGGGTTTGAACTTCGAAGTATCGGCGATGAAAATCGGCCAAAAACGCTACACTATCGCCATTCGGGAGATCAGCCCTGGGTCGGACATTACCGACCCGCAGGAGACGATGCTGCATCGAATTATGGGAACAAGCAGGGAGAACCCGCAGGGCGACGGCCGATCGTAGCCGTCGAGGATGTAATATCGGCCACCAAGGTCGCTCAAGCGGGCTATAGATCCGCAGCGTTGCTTGGTACGAACCTGAACTTGGAAAAGCTCATGGACCTGCTTTCAGTAAGCGAGACTATCGTTCTCGCCCTGGACAGGGATGCCACGGATACGGCAATCGGTTTCGCAAATCGGTACGGGATGCTAGCACCATCCCTTACTGTCCTACCTCTAATGCGAGACCTTAAGTACGAAGATTCCCCTACAATTACCTGCATGATAGAGGACTTGCTGTCGAATGAGCATTGAAAAACCTGCAACATGGCTCGCACTTCCGCCCTCAATGGACGAGATGCAGAAGGTTAACTACAATGATGTTGAGTTCTACGTCGCTCGGTACGGCGGTGTTCTGTATTTTAACGATACGCCACTTAAGGCTACGGAACTGCGGGGCGAGATCTACAATTACGCTACAGGTACCTACACGCCTCGCATGGGATTTGTGACTCTTAAGTGCAAATGGTCCACTGTGGAATGCTGGTCTGGAGATTCGTCTTGTGCTTACAAACGCTATATGCCTAAAGGAGCGGATCACAAGGACTTCAAGTCTTGGTTGGATTACTACCTTGCGGATATGGACTACCGTAAGGCTGTCACGTGCTACTTAACTAAGCAGGACGGCAAAATTAAGGACATACTTCCTACTCTTGTGAAGAACGGATTCAATCAAGTGGCTGTGAACAAGTCCATTCACGAAGGTGCATACAATGTCTACCTTCTGGTACATCCTGGTACAACTGTTGATCCAGGCAAATTCCTTGGCAGCATCTATAAGAAAGCTAATAACGAAGATGACAAGCGAGCAATCGAAGAACTGGAGTAATGAACAACAACTTTATTGGCAATCACACCTTGAATTGGTGAAGGTCCTGGGGAAGATCGGGCCAGTGATCCCGACTTCCCATAGGCTTAAATTATTCTGGCTACGCTCCCGCCTCTCCCAAGCTTACGACGACGCTGATCCTGATCTCCTATCGTTCGCGGTGCATCTTATAGATCAGCTTGTTGTGGCTCGGACAAGAGGCTGGGAGCCCCCACATAGGAGAGGAAAGTATGTCGAAGGTTCGTTACGGGGCGCCCCCTAAATTGGTAGACGCCTTCCCTACTGTTGATATTGATGAAGTTATGCACTACCTGTACATGCCTGTACTTATGAGAAAAGAGCACGGAGACGCGCAGCGTGTACCATCGAACGTCAAACTACTTCAACCTCTGATATCTTCTGCCAGGTCTCACGCGTACAGGCTTACTAAGAGGTTGTACAACTACGTGTATCTGTCAGCCAGGAAAGGTTGGGCAACGCCTGACAACCCCCTTAACCGCCCAGGATGGCACGCGGACGGGTTTGGGACGACCGACCTTAATTATGTCTGGTGGACTGGGCCGGGAACACGATTCGCCGAGGGGGATTTTGGCGAGGTACCGAACGATCATATCAAGTCCTTGGAGTACTTTACCGATGTAATCGATATAAAATTCAATCCAGGAATCCGAGTAATCGCGAATTACCCACAGAAGACTTTGTTCTGTATCGACCCGTCCGTGGTTCACGCAGCGCCTGTCATCCAATCAGCTTGCTGGCGTCAGTACGTGAAGATCTCCTTTAGCGATGAGCGGTACAACCTGGGCAACAATAGCCACAATTATATGTTCGATTATGATTGGCCTATGCACTCCAGAGAAGTAGTACGAAACGACCCTCACAAAGCACAACGGGATTCAGCATGAGAAAGCCTAACGACACGAAGCGACCTAACACGAGGGGTAGTGTGGAAGATAAGGAACGATTAGGGAACCTAGTGTATCTTTGGGTGTCTAAACAGTTGATATGGGTTCCTGTGCTCGACAATAAAGGCGAGGATACAGGTATGAGACGTCAAGAGCAGATGACCAAAGGCACTACAGCGTACCTGGAGTACGACGGGACCTACACAGACTTTGCTAAGGCACTCAAGGCACGCGCCGACAACCGCCGAGTCTTCGAAGCGGTAGACTTGGGCTTTTAGACATGACACGAGCGCAGCTGCTGGAGGCTATTAGAGTGTACGGTGAGCACACCAGTTTTTGCGAGGGTATGTTTCCGGTTCGATGTGATTGCGGATTTATGCAAGTGTGGTCTGCCGTGATACAAGAACAAGAATACGAACAAAAGAAGGTATCGGGTGAACGAGAGAAAGCTATTAGCGGCGGCGCTCAAGGATCGTAAATCATGGCAGATAATAAAGGAGAACCTAACAGCATCGGAGATAAGTCCAGAATCGACGCTGCTACTGAATTTATGTTCAGGGTACTACTCGGCCGATACGAACGCTGGTTCCGTCGACATGGAGATCCTCATTGGACGGATCGAACGAGAGGTAACATCAAACAAGCTGATCGCAGTACTGAAAAAGATCCTAGCGGATCTACCTGATGTATCGGCAGTAAACCTCACAGACGAGATAGTGGCCAAGAAGCGCCACTCTCTCGGATTGCAGTTAGCGTCTAAGCTGGCAGCTGGTAAAGCTGGAGATGATGTCAATGCTCTTATCAACACTTATCAAGCGATGCTGGGCACCACAATCGGTGCCCAAAGCGCGGCCATCGAAAGTGCAATTACGGGGGTATCGATCAAACATCTCCTTAGCACCGCGCTCAATCCAGACCATCTCATCAAAGTCTTTCCTAAGGCGCTTAATGAACGACTCGACGGAGGCGTTCTCGGAGGTCACCATCTACTCATCTTTGCCCCGACGGAGATGGGGAAAACGTTACTTGCGATCAACATGGTGGCGGGGTTTCTCTGGCAGAAGCTACGGGTACTGTACATTGGAAACGAAGACCCAGCGGCGGACATTCTACTGCGTCTCGGGACCCGACTTACCGGTCTCAACAAGTATCAGATCAGAGATAACCCAGAGAAAGCGCAGAAGCTCATTGATTCCCGTGCCGGAGATTTATTTACAATCGCTCCGTTATCGCCGGGGACTTTCCCTGAGATCGAAGCTCTCATTAAGAAATATCAACCGCAAGTACTTGTTATCGATCAACTGAGGAACATAGATGTACAAAGTGATGGACGGACTCAAGCTCTTGAAAAAGCTGCAACCGAAGCACGTAATCTTGCTAAACGTTACGGCATTGTTGTCGTATCCATTGCACAAGCTGGCGATTCTGCCTCTGGTAAGCGTGTGCTTAATCGTGGTGATGTGGACAGTAGCAATGTCGGTATCCCAGGACAAATGGATGTAATGATTGGGTTCGGTGCAACCGAAGAGGATGAGGCAAACAACATCCGGTGGCTATCGTTTCCAAAGAATAAACGTGGAGGAGGGCATGATCCGATTCAAGTGTTCATTGATCCACAACTTTCAAAGGTGATAGAAGCATGAGTGAGAGACTTTGTCAATGTGAAGATTCCGCCGGTTCTATATGCGGACTACCTATGACGGCGGAAGAGGAGGCGCAGGACGGGATGTGTGCCGTCTGCGCTGACAATGTGTTTGGGGAGTTGTCCGGGGACTATGACGAGTGGTTTCATCCTAGTGCGAGGTCCTAAATGCTAGTCATAAAGATTGAATTGTGGCCATACGGAGACGAGACTAAGGCTAAAGAGCTTGCTCGCATGGACCTATGGAACGACGGGACTTTGCTAGGAGAACTCGGTAACTATGAGGCTTCTAGCGTCATACACGAGAGTCCGTGGGGGGAGATGCAGCGTAGGGGAGGTAAAGTACTGAAGCATAATCGCCACCACTATGTCTGGTCTCTAGTGGCTAAAATGCTCAAAGCGATGGGGTACGGTGTATGACTAAGGTGTATCTTAGAACAGATGGGGATTACTCGGAGTACCTGGTTTACGGAGCCTTCAGTACCGCGGAGAAAGCACAGGTTCACGTAGATATATACGGGGGCAAAATAGAAGAGTTCGATCTGGATGAAGAGGTACCAGATCTTTACAAGCAAGGATTGAGGCATTGGCTCGTAAACATGTGGCGAGACGGCACTACGGGGGCCGCGTACGAAGACCGTCTTTACGCAAATGACGAGGTACCTACTGACGGGCGTCACGAGATTCAACATAATTACCAACACAGGCTTTTCAATCGACCGTTCGGCGACAGATCGTATTATTTTTACATTTGGTCAAGGACCAAAGAGGATGCGATCAAGATTGCTAATGAACGTAGGATACAAAGGATAATTGACGAAGATATGGGAGTCACGACATGACCAGGATTCTTGTTTGTGGTGGCCGCACGTTCGGTGAATTACCGAAGTCCTACAATAACTACGTCCGTAGAAATGGCCTGGTTACACCCTACCCGTACATTGTAATAGAGGATCTAGCTAGAGAACGTGTGGCGGAATTCAGGTTCATACACAAGACGTTGTACGCAATCTGCTTTGAATTGACGGGGACGCCAAATAACGACTGCTGGTTCCCAAGCTGCGCAATTATTCACGGCGGCGCCAGTGGTGCGGACAAGGCGGCAGACGAATGGGCGATAATTAATTTGACAGGTCTGGAGGTATTCCCGGCTGATTGGGAGAAGCACGGAAAGAGTGCAGGTTCCATAAGGAATCAAAAGATGCTGCACGAAGGGAAGCCTGATATTGTGGTAGCGTTCCCCGGTGGGGCCGAGACAGCGGACATGGTTAGAAAAGCAAAAAGAACCGGGGTACCGGTCAGAGAGATTAAGTATGACAGTGGCGCTACCGGACTTCCTAATCAACCCTAACCCAGAGATATATTTAAGTGACAACTACACAGTCTTGGACTTCGAGACCACCAATCGAGACTTCGGATCAGCTCTTGACCCAGATAATCGCCTTGTGCTCTCAACATGGGCCGTTGGTAGTGGACATCGTCTATCCGGATCGCGCAGAAGAGGAGATAAGACTACGCAAGGAGTCGCCGCAAACCATGTTAGATGGGAGTATACGGGCTCTCTCCCGAAGCCACTACGAGAAGCTATTGAGTCTTCCGATTTCATCGTTTGTCAAAACGCCAAATTCGAGCTGCAATGGCTCTCCAGACACGGTATCGACATTTCCAAGCTCGTTGTTTACGACACTCTCATCGGGGAATATGTCCGTCTCGGAAATCGTCGAGGGCCTAAACACCTTGACGCCCTTGCAGCGCGCTACGGTCTGGGACAGAAGTCTTCGATTGTTAGATGCCTTATGGAAGGTGGAGTCTGTCCGTCAGAGATACCTACCGACTGGTTAATCAGCTACGGCTGCGGAGATACAGATGTCACAGAACAGGTGTTTCTTAAGCAGAGAGAGGAATTGGCAGAGCTGGCGCTCCTGCCCCACTTGTATACAAGATGTTTGCTCACGCCTGTCTTGGCAGATATCGAAAGACACGGGATGTTCCTTGACAAAGACGAGGTCTACAAAGAGTATGAACAACGATATACCGATCACGAAAATGCAAACGGCCGTCTTAGTAGCCGATATCCAGGAGTCAGTTGGACTAGCCCGAAGCAGATTGGAACGTTCCTCTACACAACTCTGGGATTTGATGAAATTACCGACTACTCAGGAAACCCTGTACGAACTGAGGGGGGTGCGCTCGCAACTGGCGCCGATGTTATTGAAGCTCTCGTCGTTAGAACAGAGGCTCAACGAGAGTTTAAAGAACTTCTAAAACCACTCAAAGAAGCAGAGGCTGACCTTCGTTTTCTGGAGAAGATGAAGGCAGCCTGCGACGAAGAAGGAGGGATGCTTTATGCCCAATACAATCAAACAGTCACCCAGAATACTCGCCTATCGTCGTCAGGTCGGAAATACAAGCTTCAGTTTCAAAATTTCCCAAGACGTTACAAGCGAATGTTTCGGGCCAGATATGCGGGGTGGTACGTTGCTGAAGGTGACGGCGTTGGTATGGAGTTCCGCATTGGCGCTCATCTTACGCGAGATGCTGTCGCCCTCGCTGACATAAGGGGGAAGAAGGATGTACACAAAGCTACAGCTCGTGAGATGCTCAAAAAACCCGAAGCTGCTGTCACTTCTGACGAAAGGCAATATCACAAGCCCGAAACTTTTAGACCAATGTATGGCTCGAAAGGGCAGACACCCGAACAGCAAGCCTATGCTCGATACTTTCAAGGTCGCTATAAAGCGATGTACGATGAGCAAACTCGCTGGACTTATCAAGTTCTTAAGGACAAGAAAATAACAACAGAGTGGGGGTTCCACTTCTATTGGCCGGACTGCACGATGGACAGATCCGGCTACATCAAATACAAGACCAACATATTTAACTACCCAATGTCCTCGTTTGCCACCGGGGAGATCATTCCAATAACGTTGGTCTTCGTCTGGCATTACCTCAAAGCACTTAAATTAAACGCATTCTTGACTAACACAATCCACGACTCCGTGGTAGGAGAAGTACCAGAATATGAGAAGGACGAATTTACTGGTGTATGCAATCGCGCATTTACTAGCGACACTCTTGGGTATCTTAGTCGGGTCTATCACGTGGACTTGGTGGTCCCTCTAGGCGTGGAGATCAAGTACGGCACTAATTGGTCAGGTAAGGACGGAGGAGAGTCGATCTACGAACTAGATCCATTAGAAGATGTCACAACTTAATGCGATTATCCAAGCACGCTGGTACAAACGGCAGAAAAACAACGGCATCGTGTACGGTCTTAGTATCGACGACGCTCTGTACGTCGGCTCTACAACCAACAGCCTTAAGAAGCGACTTTGGCAACACAAAGCTGGGGCCTTAGCCGCAACCAGGCATGTCGTAAAAACAGCTGCCAGGGTCTATATCTTTCAATTGGATTGTATGGAGGAATTTAATTCGCAGCTCCTTAAGGAAAAAGAGCAATTCTGGATTGACAAGCTGCAACCATCACTTAATAAAAACGATGCGGTGCGCAAACCTAGACCAGCACCGACGTGGACTTACAAGGGCGGCGTAGAGTTTGAAGGTACTTTCTACAGAACTCGCCTATTGCTGTGGCGAGAACGAGGTAGAACTTTGTACGGTACATTCAAATCAAGGTTGCATCGTTACCCCCACGACTACGCGCACGCACTAGGACTAGCTCCATCTTCGTATAAAATAAAAAGTAAACTAGTAGAGAGAATCTAAGCGTACGACAGGTCTAATTAAAAGAACAACGGAGGTATCTGTACGAAAATCCCAAAGCAATTCACACTACAAGGGCAGACCTACAAGGTCTCTCGTAACGCCAAAGAGCCGAGAGTCCTAGAGACTAAAGCCGAAGTCGAGAACGATAGAGGTCTAAGCTTACACGGAGCATCAAATCAATCCTTAGCATTATGTTGGGTCAACCCAGGACTACGAGGAGATTATGCAGATCACGTTTTCTATCACGAGTTGGCGCATCTGTTGATGTTACACATGAACGAGTTCAAAATCAATGAAGACGAAAAGTTCATTGACACACTCGGCGGATTAATCCATCAGTTTATTAAAACAAGAAAAGGGTAAGGCATGAAAGGCGCAGTACAAGAAGTAACAACTAAGGCGTGGAACGGCAAGACTTTCTATTCATTCAAGTCAGGCGGAGAGTGGTACTCGACTGGTACAAAGAAGCCTCCAGCAGAAGGCCAGTACATTGAGTTTGAGTTCGTCACGAATGCCAAGGGCTACAAGGACGTAAAGAACTTTACCCTGTTGCAGGGTTCCTCTATTCCGCAGGGTGTAGAGAAGGCTACAGAGGGTGCTAGAGCTGTAACTAAGGACGACTACTGGTCCGCTAAGGAAGCTCGGGATATCGAGTATCAGAGGTTCCAGCGAGATGTTATCCAGCCCAAAATAGAAACTCAGGCAGCGCGCAATGCGGCAATCGAGTGGGTCAAGTTCCTGACCAGTGCAACGTTCGCTGGAAAAGAGGGTATGGAAGCTGCTATTACTATGCCAGCCAAGGCTAAGCGAAAGGAGTTCTTGGATGCCCTGCTGGAGGAGTACATGACAAAGTTCAAGGCTGCGAACACCGAGGTTAACGTAGTTAACAAGGCTATGGAAGACGTGATCGATAATACAGAGGGTGCTGTGCAGACGGAAGGGGACTGGAACTAATATGAACGTTTATGAAAACAAATATTTCCGGGTCGAGGTCGGGTATCCTACCACCACTCGTGCTGTCCCTAATCCTCGCGTTTGTTACCTTATCTACAATAAGGAAACGGGTGTTGAGGAGTACTGCCACACGGTACTTTACGTCGTTAAGGATTGGGTTACCACCCTCACAAAGCTGATGGACACTCCTGTCGAAGACGAGACGAAGCCAACCGCATCCCCCACAATTGATCTGTTTAATTAAAGAGGTCCTCATGTTCATTCGATCAGTTAATTCCATTGTTGCCAACATCCAGAAGCAGATTGACCTGCTGAAGCTTACTGCCAATACTCGCGCTGACGAAGCGGAGTACCACAAGGCTAAGAGGGACGAAGCGTTTAACGAATACGAACGGGCCAGCCGGCTCGCGGCAAGGTTTACGGATCTGATTTCCTAATGACCCTAGCTTTACTCGATGGCGACGCTTGGACGTATCGGTGCGGGTTCGCAGCCGAGAAGACGAAGTATCTTGTGACCATGTTTGAGGCAGACGATCCTACTATTTACACTACCAAGTTCGATTCAGCAAAGGAAGCTAAAGAGTACGCAACGGCGCACGCAAACACCGAAATATGGACTCGTAAAGAGTACGAGCCTGTTGAGAACTGTCTGCAGATGGTCAAGACTAGCCTGGAGAATACATTAAGTGTCTTGGGAACGGACAAGTTTCGGCTATTCCTTGCTGGACGTGGAAATTTCAGAGAGGACATTTTTCCAGACTATAAGGCTAATCGAGACGGAATTGCAAAGCCGAGGTACTACAGAGACATCCGGAATTATCTTGTTAGCCAATGGAATGCCGAATTGGTCAATGAGATGGAGGCCGACGATGCCATCGGAATCGCAGCTACTCAGCTTGGCGCATCTGCTGTTATCGTGGCTGTGGACAAAGACCTCAATCAAATTCCGGGTAGTCATTACAACTGGGTTACCGGAAAGACATATCAAACAAGTATTAAAGATGGGATGACTTTCTTCTATGAACAACTACTCAGCGGAGATCCTACCGACAATATCCCAGGGCTCAACGGAATTGGTGCAAAGCGAGCCAAAGAAGCACTTGGGTCCGCCGCTAATCCTCAAGAATGCGCCGCCATTTGTTACGCCATGTACAGGAAAGAACTTGGGGGACCTCCAGATAGTATCATCGACCGTAACGCCAAGCTCCTCTGGATCTGGCGCAAGCAGAACGACATCCACCCCTTCTGGAGGCACTTTGGCCGAGAACCCGCTCTCTAAGCAAGTTGGTGGTGATCACTACAGAAAGAGGGGTATACAGCCTGTCCAGTACATCTCAGCTAACAATCTTAACTTCTTTGAAGGAAACGCTGTCAAGTACATCACACGCCACCGAGTGAAGGGCGGTAGACAGGACTTGGAGAAAGCGATTCACTACATAGAACTACTCATCGAATTGGAGTACGAAAATGAAAGTTCTTGAGCTGACACCAGCAGAGGTTGCGACGCTCACGGAGTTCGTCCAAGAGGTTCTGACAATCTGCAACTACGATGATACTGGTGTGACGGACGACTTGATCGAACCGGCTGCTGTGTGTGCTGAGATTCTACAGATGAATAATAAGAACGAGGAAGAAGATGACAAGTCATTTGCTTATTCCCGACGTGCAGGCAAAGAAGGGCGCTCCGACTAAGCACCTAGCTTGGATTGGTAAATACATTGAACATAAGAGGCCAGATGTCATTATTCAAATTGGAGATTTTAACGATGTCGAGTCCCTTAGCTCCTACGATAGAGGACATAAATCGTTTGAGGGACGCCGTTTTCAAGCTGATGTCGCAGCTGGACGACGAGCTATGGACGTGCTTGTGGCGCCTTTCGCGGGACTGCGATACTCGCCAAGAATGGTTCTCACACTTGGAAACCATGAGAATCGCATTAATCGAGCAGTTGAGATCAATGCAGAACTTGAGGGGACGCTCAGTACGAGGTCTCTTGGATACGAAGACTACGGATGGGAAGTCCACGAATTCTTAAAGGTGGTGACTATTGATGGAATTGCGTACTCTCATTTCTTCCCTCGAAGTGGATCTGGAAAAGTTGTCCAAACTCGAAACGGAAGCCCGAACGCTAAGGCTCAGCTTGTTAGAGAAGGCAGATCAGCTACCGCCGGGCACGCGCAAGGATTGGATATTGCGTGTCTGCCGCTTGGTGGGAAGCTGCAGTGGGGGCTTATCGCAGGCTCGTGCTATTTGCACCAGGAAACTTATCTTGGCCCGCAGGGAAATAACCACTGGCGTGGTGTAGTGCTGAAGAATGATGTGTCCCAGGGCAGCTACAGCCCTATCTTTGTATCACTAGACTATTTGAAGAAGAGGTACAGTTAATGAGTGTTGAGTATGTGCCCTGTGATGGGCGCTGCATTAAATGCAATACAAAAGAATTGACGGTAAGGACGGTGGAGTCTTCTGACGGAGCATTCGAGGATTACCAATACAAGTGCGAGGCTTGTGGGTACACTTGGTGGGTTGACGGAATCGATTCATGAGATCTAAGTTCGAAGAGAAGATAGCAGCACAACTAGAAGCCGCTGACAAAGGGTGGGTGTATGAACACTACAAGTTCGATTATTACAAAAGAGTCAGATCCGGTTCCTGTAAACAGTGTACCTCCAAGGACGTAGTCCAGAAGCACATCTACACACCAGACTTCTTTGTAATCGAGAAGGGATTCTTCATTGAGACTAAGGGTATCTTTAGTCCTACCGATCGGCAGAAGATGATACTGATGAAAGAGCAACATCCGGGCATCGAGATCCGACTTGTCTTTCAGCAGGACGCACTCATCCAACACAAAAAGAAAAGCACTCGATACACGGCATGGGCTGCTGACCATGACTATATGAGTGCTGTCGGAGGAATACCAGTTTTATGGTTGGTTTAGTTTTTATCGGTCTTATTGGAATCCTGTTTCTTTGCGAGGTATTTGATTAATGCACCTATGCACCCGAGAGCCTTGCCCGTTCTGCGTTGTAGCTTACACGGGCTACACTGACGCCCTATCAAGTGTCAGTCTGCTGCCTGCGCCAGATTCTAATGCCGTAGATAGCAGTGAAGATCAGCATTATAAGCCAGCGATACCAGTCGGGGGTTTGCTGGAGTATATTAAATCCTGTGAGCATATACGGAGCGAGGGGCGGTACAAACACACCTACGAGTGGGATTGCAAGAACGATGAGGACAAATTCATCTTTCCAGCCACTATTCTTAATCTGCTCAATCTCCCAGGCGGCGTCTGCGTGAAATCCTTCCGCTATAAGAGTGAGTTTCCTAGAATGAAGGGCATCATCGAGTTCGAGCTTACGTATCCTCTCCTTACTCTTTAACTCAGCACGCTGTTTGAAGTATTCAACAACGGGAGCTGCAAAGCTCCCTATTACGTTTAGGATGCTCATACTACTCTAGGAACCGTTGTTTCTCTGCAGCGCGCCTTCGAACCAGGCCGGCAAGAGCCACACGCCCGGCATGAATCCATCGGTTGAATTCAGGAGCAGCGCTATTGTAATCCCCACGATTGAGAATACGCAGAAGCGTCGAAGTCTCAAATGCCGACTCTCCAATGTTATACGACAATGATACGAGTGCATCGAATTGCCCTTGTGTTAAAGGAACCTTAACGTGCAAATTGACAACCTCCTCGAAGTCCCATACATCGTCTACAAGAAACTTGTCAGCCAGATCCTGGTCAATGACTTGACCGGGGTACACTCCCTTTGTATGCCCGAACCCGATAGTCCAGACTCCTGCTGGACAGCGATAAGCCTTGAGCCTACAAATCTCGAAAGTCTTGATTAGTTCTACGCCCTTCCTGCTAAGTCTCATGATTTGTTAACTCGTTAACCTTTGTTGAAGAAGGTTGCGACCAGATTGATGATGAAGGCTAAGACGCCAGCAACTGCGGCAAAGGCGACCCAAGCCCCTTTACCTTTCGATACAGCTTCTGTCAATTTATCCATAGCTTCCGTGTTTGCATTTAGCGCCATGGTGAGTGAGTCAACTTTGTTCCTAAGAACAGCAGTCTCAATCTCCACTAGCCGCAGTCTCGTCTCTTGCGTATCCATTAACCCTTGACCTCTTTCTTCTTAGCAGTCTCTTCAGCTTTGATAATCTCGTCAGCTGCGGCTTGAGCCTCGCTTACGACAGTGCTTGCCCAGTCCTCAGCTGTCGCTGGACCGTACATGGTGCGCTTGATCCAGTACATCTTGTTCAGAGCGTCAACGTACTGTTTGGAACTCGCTAAGTCCCAGGACTGACTGGTAGCACCCATAGTCCTCCCCATCCGTGCATTCGCACTGGCGTTCTCCTTCACGCCAACCTCGGAAGTAAACGGCCCACCAGTTGGGTACGCCTTCTCCGGATCTCTCCCCTCTCTCTCCATCTGCGGTGCAAACTGGATAGCTTGCATCTCCTCCTTGCCGGACATCTTGTTGAGGATCGAAGCAGCACTGGATTCAATCTCAGTGTCCATGAGATTCTGGAACTCCTTGTCCTCTCTCAGCGCCTTACGCAGACCTGGGTCCTTGTAGTTCACAGAACTGGGACCTAGGTACTCTCCGGGTTCCGAGTACTGTCTCTCCGCCTTCAGCGACGCTTGAGCTGCGTTAGACTTCATCTCTGGTGTAGCATTAGGGCTGTTGAGCGTGGTGCTAACTACAGCACCTACTCTAGTTGCATCTACCATGGGGAACCCTGTCGATTCTGGCGGAGTGCCATTACCTGCAATACTCTGCCAATAAGTTGATTGGGACTGACCGTCCCAGCCTGTAATCATGTCCCTCTGGAATTGCATGATAGATTTATCTGAGCCGTGGGCTTGATTGATTAGTACGTTCCACTTTTCAACACCTTGAGTACGTATAACCTGCTGGGCTTTATCCCAATCGTTAAACGCAAGGGCTGCGCCCTTCTCTGGATTAGCAGTGACCATCCAGGCGATCAACGGGTCGTACTTCATAAGCTTCTCATATCCGAGCTGCTTACCCCACTCCATCATCCGCTTCTTCTTCTCCAGTTCGTCCATCGAACTTATCTTCTTTCCAACCCCGTCCATCATGTCTTCGACTTGCTTACGCTTCGACATCACGAAGTCGCGGTTAAGCACAGCGTCTGGGTTGCCTGACTGACGGAGAAGCTGCGCGACGTTCTTGTCGTAGCTCAGAAGGATCTGCGCCTTGACCTGCTCGTAGCCGCCCTGCGCCTCTTCTATCGTCATCTTGGGGTTGGTCTTGAACATACCGGCAGCAGCGTCCAGCCACTGCATCACGCCGTCGTAGGCCACAGTAGTGAACTCTTTGTCTACCATTGCGCCAAAGTCTTGCTGGATGTCCTGACCGAGCATAACCCGAGAATCGAACTGTTTCTTCTGTAGATCGAAGTTCTCGATAGCACGCTCGTACGACAGCTGTTGCGCTGGATTGCGGCCAGCACTGAACGATCGCTGAATCAGTGCATCAATACCTTCCTCTTGAGGATCTTTGAACTGCTCCTTCTCGGCTGCCGCTCTCGCTCTAGTGGAGCTGTACATCTGCCGTATCTTCTCTTCACGGTGCGGGTATCGGTTGATCGTTTGCTTGAGCAGAGACTCCTGACGAACCTGAGAGTTAGTTCCTGAGATGAGCCCTTGCTTCTCAGCAACCTTCAAGTCCTGCAGCTTGCGCCCGTACTCGTTTACTGCGTCGTCATCTTCTCTGGTAGCTGCCTCAAACATACCTTGCTTGAGTGCTCTGGCACTGGTGTAGTAATCCTTCTGATTATTGGCTTCATCGGTGAACAGAGTCTGCACCTGATTAAGAGCCAGGGTCCCGGTAGCGTCAGCTAGAGCTGCGGCATCCTTAGGCGCGCTCTCCCAACGATTCGATGTGTCGACAAACTTATCAGCCTCAAATCGCAGGTTGGTGGGCGTGTCTACTCCGCCTACAAATTTCTCAGCCATTATTTAACCTCTGGTGATACGAGAAGCGGATTGAGAAGTGAACCGGCTGTACCACGTCCGCCAGCTTCCGCCGTTGCTTTGACAGAATCAGTTACTGCTTTTAGAAGCTTCTGATCGTCATCAGCAAGATGCGTCTTAACGCCCTTCAAAACATCGACTCTTTCTGCTTCAGTTAAGTCCGAAAGAACAGTCTCGACAATCTTGTTGAGATGTCTCTGATTGGATTCTGATTGCAGCAAGTTGGGTGCAGCAAAGTAACGATCCATGGTGTCGTTAATCAGTGCTGTAGCTTCGGTCTTTCGTCGCTTCAACTCCGCGGCGCCGTGCTGCAGATCGAACATGTAGCCTACCTTGGCTGAACTGAATCCAGCAGCCTGCCACAGTAGTGTTGAATTAAGCTCCTCGTCGCCAAGTTCAACGATGAGCTGCCCTTTGTTATTTCTCATCCCGCCTAGCTTATGGAACCAGTACGCTTTATCCAGGTTCCTGGTTGAGCTGAACACACCGGACAACTCTCGCATTACTTGTTTCAGTTCCTCGTCAGACATACCTTCTGAGAACGAGGAATTGAAGATACGACCGAGTCCGACGATACTGTCGAATACTCGCCCCATCCCAGGAGCCATAGCACCGCCAAGAGCGGCTAGCATATCCTTATCTCCATGCTGATACATTTCAACAGTGTCTTCGATACCCGCCGGGATGCTGAGACGACTGGTCAACTCCGGGTCGGCCCCAGTAATGAAGTGCGCCATAACCTGCACAAGACCGCCACGAGCAGCACGAGCGAACGTAGCGTCATCCACACCAGCTGTACCATTAAAGATATTCAACCTATCGGTCGTCATCTCACGAGGGTCGTTAGTAGCTGAGCGGTACAGCTCTGTAAAGTTCGATACAGCGCTATCCATAAACGGTACGCCAGCCATCCCGAACATGGCGAGATGACCAAGCATAATCTTGGCTTTCTCTCCAGCAGTCCAAACTCGATTGCCGTAGCCTTTCGTAGTTGAACCACCGAATACCTTAGAACGAATCGACCTGTCAAAGGAGCCCGCAATCATGTTCTCGTAAAACTTAGTAGTCACCTGCAAGAACTGTGTAGGAATACTGAGCACGCCATTCTGCCAGAACGCTCTGTTGGACCTGTTCAGGTTTAACGTGAACTTAAGAGAATCTCTGGCGACCTGATCGATCTCCTTCTCTGTCAGCTTGTGGTTCTTCTTGCCTTTTAGAAAGAGATCCCTTGCAAGGAGATACCCGTAGCCTCTTGCGAATTGCTCCCCTTCTCGCATTGGCATAAGTGCCCCATCAAATACTCGACGTACTGCGTCACCAGTTGCTGATATTCCGTTAATTCCCGCGTTGTAATCTGCGCTGGTTTTGAGACTATCGAAGAGTCCAATTCTATCAATCTCTTTAGCAATTTCTGTAAGTTCATCTGCGTCAACACCGATACCTTCCAATATTTTAGAGACAGCACCAGGGTTGCCCCGTTCGTGCCACATAGCTCGTAGTGCGAAATTCTTAGGGATCAGCTTGGCGGCTTTGGTCGGGTACGCACTCGCAGCGACCGTCATGCCCAATCCTTGCACGAGGAACTGGGACATATTGTACATGCCGAGATACAAGTGGAACGTAGCCGTACGAAGGGCTGCCGTAGGGTCACGAAGACCCGCCTGCATTACCCAGTCCCGTGGTTTCCCACCGAGCCGTGAACCTTCCATAACTTCCGCCAGGTTTCTCATCTTCTGGTTCCACCAATCCTGCATAGGATCTGGAAGGCGAATGATGTCTTTGATGTAGTCCCGCTGCGCCTCAATAGATCGCTTGAGACTGAGGTCATTGAAGAACTCATTCTTTAGGTCGGACTTCCAGTTGCTAGGGTTAGTCAGGTACTTACCGTAGCTGTTCTGGAACTTACCAATGATGTTCATCTTTAGTTCGTTGGTCGAGTACCTATTAGCCACGTGCCCCATGTACAGGCTGAGTGCTTTGTACGACGATACTCGGTGGGCGTCCTCGCCATCCAGGCCCATGAGTATTGAACGATCCGTACGTTCACCAGTGTAGATGCCGCCAAAGTTGAGAGCATCAAACTCTTCGTCGTGCTCCATGTACTCAGAGTGCTTGTAGCGTTTGTCAGGTAGAATGGTAGTCAACTGCTGGTCGTCGGCAGACAGCCCTGCTTTCCAGGCGTGTCCTTCCTGCTCCGTTCGAAAGAATCGAACTGTGGAGTAGCGAGGCTTACTAACACCGTCCACAAGCATCCTCGACTCTCTGGTCGCTGTGTAGAATACGCCGGGTCGTTGCTTGGTGACGTAGCCAGGATGATAGTCGAGGACCTGCCCCGTAATAGGCTTAAGGTGTGAGTTGGGTTTAATGACACCGAAGTTGACAACCTCATCCTCAAAGCGGTAGCCGTGACGGAATTGCACGACCTGCCAGTCTCCGCCAAGACGCTTGTGTATCTCATCGGTAACATCCACAACCTTGCCGGTCTGGTGATCGTATATCCGTTGAACACCACTAGGGACGCGCTTGTTCGATACAGGGTTACCTAGCTCGTCCACCATTGTTTCCTTGGCGTACAGCTTGACGGGCATACCGTCAGCCTTCTTCACCTTAGCGCTCAACTGGCGATAGCCGGCCACTTCCAGCTCACGAGTCTTGAGATAGTTCTTCATCTCGTGCAGGCGCTGATACATACGGCGCTGTCCATAGTACAGAGCAATCGACTTAGCCGAGTCAAGCTTAACCTTACCCCACTTCGTGTCGACACCGTCGATCAGCTCATCGACTCGAAAGGTTTCACGACCCATCTCGTCGCCGTGCAGAAGTAGCTTGTCCACGGCCTCTCGTTCAGCGTGGCCGGTACCCTTAACCAGGTCCCGCTGTGCGTGCAGGAACGAAGAGTTGAGTTTGGCTTCTGTGAACTCTGCGAGAGTGGCGTTATCGACCTGACCACGAATGATCTGATCTGCAACCTGGGAAGGACTGGCGATCTTAGGGAACGTACCCCGCTGAAGCTCCTCTGCATCCACTATGCCTGTTTGTTTGAAGGTGTACTTAACAGGATGACGTTGAGTCACAAGAGGCTTGTCAAGGTCGGCTATGATCTTGTTGTTCTTCTTGATCTGCTCCTTGACTGCCCTCAGTTGATTCTGGATAGAGACCACTTCGTCATCTACACCGAACTCCTCGTCTGCACGTTCTTCTAACGTTCGTGTATCAACCTTCTTCTTGGTCCTGTCCTTAACAGGCAGCCCCGCTTCACGGTAGCGATCCATGTTTGCAACATTTAAAGACTGTGCGTCACTGCGAGCGATACCTCCAGGGATCTGCTCTCGGATCTGCGCGGCCCGCTCGTGCAAGTCTGCAATAGACTGCTCATGCATCTTGTTGGCTTGCTCTAGATGCTCTTTGTCGTATACACCAGAACTCTTACTACCGTACTCAACCTCAACCTCAAAACCATCGTCAGTACGGTTAACGATCTTGGCGTAAGCAGGGTAGGGTGAACGGTAGGCGTACTGATTCAGCATCTCTTGCTGATGCGCCAACTTTGCCGTCTCATCGAACATGATGCGTCGCGGAGTCTGGCTAGGATCTAGGGCTCTGTCGAACTCCTGGTCCACTCGGCCTTGAGCTTTGAGGATGTCATCTCCAAGACGAGTTATGGCATCCTGAGCCACACCGGTTACCTGATTGGCTACCGTTGTGGTAAGATCAAACGGTTGCACAGATGCAGCCAGATCTGACCTGTCCATACCCGTAACCTTACGAGCCCTGTTCGCATCTCTGTCAGCCAGAGCAGCGTTGATAAGGTCAGCAGCCTTTGTAGCGTTACCAGTCTCCTTGAGAATCTGGATAGGTCGTCTCGCCATTCGCGCTTTGTTGGCGAACGTCATCATCTTGTAGATTGGCTTACCTGGAATCAATCCCAGGAACGTCGCTGTATCTACCAAGTAGTCCATATTGACCGTGTCGTAGGCTTCCTTCTCTACGAAGGGGGTCATCATGTTCATGTAGACGAATGTGTTAGATCCGGCGATATCCTTGATGTGCTTGTCGAGCATAGGCAGCGTAACCAGTCGTTTGTCGACCGGAAGCTTCCAGAACTGATCCAGCGTAGCCTTGTAAGCTTCGAAACCCTTACCGTCAATACTGAGGTTTGGTATACGCCCAACTACTTCATCCAGTGTGTTGACAGCCGTACCCACAAGCTTGGGGTCAAACTGTTCGGTGAAGTTGCCCATGGCAAGCGTGGTACCTGGCATGACGAACAACTTGGCAAAATCCCATATCGTGTCAAGCTTGCCGTGCTTGTCGTACTCATCGGCGATCATTGAGCCACCGTACCGCTGATACAGTCGCTCCTTTGCAATCGGAGTGTCCTTGGCGTACAACTGAGCTAGTCCGTCCAGCTGCTGCACAGTGAACGCCTCAAAGCCCCATGGCTTGTCCTTATCCAGACGCCACTTCTTAAGCTCGTCGTACACGCCAGTCATTGTGGCTACGTCGCCATTGGCGGCACCACTGAGGCTGTCAAGGTTACGACGAACAGATTCTTCAGTCTGCTGAGAGACAGTTGTGTAGATGTCTACGCCAGCATCAGTGGAACTGGAGATATCGTCTATCCCTTTAGAAACTGCCTCGTATATGTCGGAGCCAGCTGCGTTGGCAGCTACAGCGCCAAGAACAGAACCTGCGTACCGATCCCTGGACTCCGAGCCAGTACCTCTATTCCAGTTAACTCCCTGTGTGTTTTGATCTTCCAGAGCTGCTTGGTAGTTGCGTGCGCCAGTACTTTCGGTGGAGGTTAAGCTCGCCGCCTGATATGACGGTTGTGCTTTTGTCACCATACGGTCGTCGGTCACGCCAGCGTCTACTACGCTTGCAGTGTCCCACTCTGGTCCAAATTCTTCGTTGGGGCGGCTTGCCATTTAATCGAGTACCTTAACGTCGGACTCTACATAGGGATATGTTTTGACCTGAGAGACGGGTCGGTTGAAAGAAGTGTAAGGGGAGGTCTCCGCTTTTGGTGTTTGGGACATGCCGTACAGATCACCACCAGCCTGAGCTAGGCCACCTGCTGCACCTATGAATGACATTATTTCTTGAGAACTCTGGGCAGCTTTCCCGGACTTAGCTGCGTATATTTGAAACAGATTGTCCTTGGATACCTGTGTGTCGAAGTAGTTGATGGCGCTCTGTCCCTGCGTCTGCGAACTAGATGTGGCCCCCTTAATGGCGCTGGACTCAACGCCAGCGTCAGCTGTACCCGCCGCAATTGCCTGTGCGACCGCCATGCGTTGCTGCCGCACGACATCCCTACGAGCTACTGCTAGCTGCATAGTCTGCTGCTCCCGGCGGACGCCACGAGCCAGTGCAGCGTACTTCTTGGCTTCCTTAGCTTTCTTACCGGACAGAGCGCCAGCGATACCTCCGATAACTCCACCGATGATGGCACCCCACGGACCAAAAGCGGCGCCAGCTGCCGCGCCTTGAGCTGCACCACTGGCTGCACCACTTGAGCTTTCACTAGACATTAGCTGTCACCTAGTGTGATGAAGTTGGTAGTCCACCCAAGTAGGTGGGCGTCTTTGTTGGTACCAGCTGTGAATTTTAGATGCAGAGAACGACCTCTACCTCTCACCTTGTTTCTGGTTACCACGAGTGGAGAGCCGTCGTCAAAAGAGTCTGGATCTCCAGAGATGAACATACGCCTATGGCGATAGCACTCCTGAGTAGGCCCCCACTTACCAGCAGAGACATTATCCGACCAGTCCCACCTAGCTTGCATAGTCATAGACGACTCGCCGATAGGCACAAGATCTCCATCCACAACATTGAATCCCGTCTCGGTCTTCTTCATGAAGACGTGAATCAATGGCGCGTATTTGTATCGAGTTACAGAGTTGGCGGTGTCGTATCCTGATATCAGATAAGCAGGTATCTCAGATAGCTCGAAGTCTCTGAAATCTACGGCGGACAGATCGGCGATAAAGGCAGAGCTAGTTCCTACGTATACGAACTTAACAGTCTTACGGGGCGCTGCTGTCTCGACATTCTTAATATTGAAAATAGAGCACAGATGATCTGTGCCAGTGGGCAGGGACCACTTAAGGAATGCCTGGTATTTGACGTCGAAGATGAGCAAACGATTGTACGTATTAGGAGGTTCTATGGCGTCGCTGTCGGGCTCGTAGTACATCCACACAACGCGCTTGAGCAGGGTGTCGTACGCTGTCTGAACCTGGGCCTTGTAGGTAGGCGATATACCATTAAACAGATTGTCGACCTTGTTGATTGACAGGTTCTGGACAACCAAGAAGCCGTTGTTGGGGTCTTGCACGATGGCGTAGATAGAGGATTTACCCCAGAACAGAGGGATACCCTCAGCGATAACAACAGACCCTGAGCCGTCGGTACCAACCTCAGAGACCTTGCGGACAGAGTACGAAGTAGCTGTAAAGTACCCACGTTGCCCAGGACCAATCTGCCATACACCGTTGTCAGTGAAGACGAGAATGCTGGACGAATGCGGCACCAATTTGTAGATCTGGGACACTTCTGGAAGACTGAGTACACCGCCATCAGTATCTACAAGGTCGGATATGTTAGGGTCTGTCGGGTCTGCCACCTGAAAGCACTTACCCGCCTGCGCATCAGATTCTATGACCTGACTGAAAAAGACCTTGTTGTTCAGCTTACCAAAGTGTACGCCGGAGTACCAAGCTCTGCCGGCGAAGAAGGCCACAGTGGACGGGCGGTACAAACTAATCGTGCCGTTTGGGTTGCTTACGGTGTCTGTCAAGTCTGCCGCAGCCATCTGCCCCACACCACCCGAAGCGCCGCCGATGGCGTAATCTTCCGTGAAGTCAGCAGGAAGTTGTATAGCGATAGTAAACGTGTCGGCATCCGCCGTTGTCAGGACAGTATTGTATTGGTCTAGCGCCCCACCTGGGAATGTGTAAAGCACCGTAGAGCCGTCGATAGAACTGACGTAAGTGAGCGTCGCCTGAAAGTATTCATTATTAACTAGCCAGATATGGTCAGAGACACTCAGATCGTGGTCTGGACAGGTAAGTGTACACGTAACAGTTGTGCTAGGAGTTGTGTCGCTAAGCACGATAGCCGTCACAAGCTTGTACGGAGCACCGCCGATGTCGTGGGGAAGAGCTGCAACTTCTGTATTGAACGGGTTTCTGATGAAGTGACCCATGGGAGCCGGAGCATCTTGAAACAGCTCGGCAAGTAGCTTATCCTGGGAGAACTCCTTTACGCCATCGAGGTCTGCAAAACCAGTCTCTATCGCACGACGGAACCCCAAGGAATAAATCATGTTCTTAGAAGGGAAGGTAGTGACTCCACTGAAACCTTGAATGTCTTCCTCCCTCCAACCAGAATTAAGTAGGTTGTAGTGGTGGGCGTCAGTGAGTGTATCCGGTCGCGTTGTGTTCGGCACACCGTCAGCCACGCCCTCAAAGTCGCGCTCCTGTAGAGAGACCTGACTCAGTTCGATAGTTTCACTGGTGGCATTGTAAAGGACCTGAAACGATTCAATGTGCTTGCCTACAACGAACAGTCGACCACGACCCGCCGCCATATCGACATAGGTCTCCTTTACATCATCTGCTGTGCTAGCCGATACCCGACGTAGCTGTAGGTTGATAGTGAACTCTTGCGCGCCGTCCCCTATGCTAGTGTCGTCTTCATAGAAGTACAGCTTGTCTCCGTACTGGACGACGACGAGGTTAAGAGTCGGATCTCCGCCAACAGTCGACCATTTAAACGAACGTACCGCCATACCGTAAGAATACGGAAGCGGGGTAGTATCCGTGGAGTCGGCAACCATCCCACGGCGACGCCGTCTAGTGCCGTCGGCCAACAGATCAAAGTTCAGTTCGTCTACCGAGAAGTCTGGCGGAAAGGTGCACGGCGAAGCGTCGGTGTTGATACCTTTGTTGAAAGTAAATGACGGACGCTCTGCACGAAGTTGGGTCACAAGTTAAGCCCTCTTGCGAGTCTTGTTATGCTCTTCGGCGACTTCAAGTGTTTCACGAACAAATTCATCTCTGGCAAACTCTGCCATCTTGACGCTGGTGTATATGCCGGCGTACTTAAAGGGCACATTGCCCTGCTTGTTGTCGGCGTAGGCCAGACGTAAAAATGCCGTGCCGGGAACCTTGACGATACCGACAACTCTTCCGGTAGCTGTAATGTTACTTTCCAAAATTAGGACCCTCGAATACTTTGCGACCAGCTTTGTGTTTGTTACGCTGGATACGGATACGGCTTCGCCGTTCCTGTTGTTCTGACTTCTGATTCAGTTGCTGCTTGTGATTAGCGAATGCTCGTGCCTCTACTTTTGAGTACAGGTGGGTAAAGAGGTTGTCGGGTAGATCAGGAATGTAGTCGTCATCAACTATGAACACGCCAGCAGTTGCGCCGTATGTGATCGTCTTAGATGCCTGTACCGTGGACTCCACAGCTGAGTCGTAGGAATCGAATACAACGTACTCATCATCAAAAGAGGTCCAGGATCTGGGAGCTGCCGTCTTACATATGACCAGTGGGATGTTAGCCGAGTACTGGACTACCAAGTGATTCGTTGTATCCGTAACGTCGCGCTGATTGACCGTACGGATGAATGTCTCAGGTTCCTCGTGTCTCAGAGTACGGTAGTCGTAGTTATAGACACCTAAGGTGCGACAGTCGTATTTAATCCACAGGATCTGACTGGCGTTGTCCGGGATATGCATGTGAGTAGGCTTAAGTGGGTCTGCCAAGCCCTCAAGTGACATAAGGTCGTTCTTGTGTGGCAGGTTCAGTTCATCTACCATCTCGTAGTAGCACTGCTTAATCAAGTCTGCTACCTGCCCGGACTCCACTGTATCGGAAATAGAGTTAACCACATCACCATCTATAGCACTAAGGACTCCTTGGGCCATATCCAGAACCGTGCGCTTAGACATTAGGGACATCTCCAGTAACAGACTGTGCGTACCAAGCGTCAGTGATAACGCCGTCATACTCGAAGGTTATAGTCCTCTGAGTTCCTACTGCTGGGCTAGTCCACGCAGACATCTTGTACTTAGATCCCCAGGTAATTGTCCCAATGTCTGTGCCAGAATCATTACGAATATTGATCGATATGCGTCGACCAGTAATAGGGCCTATAGGGTTTGTGATAGTGAAATTAGAAGTATTCGTAACGTCGATGACGAACGTGTCCCCCAACTTAGTGTCGATGGTGATACTAGAGCTGTACGTAGGACGGATACGCCTAAAGATGCCGTAGTCTGTAGCAATCGGAGTGCAAGCGATGTACCGGTTGGGGTCAAGTGTTCCGGCTGTAGTAAGTGTTACATCTGTTATAGTTGTAAACTTACAACCTAGGAACAGATTGCTCGAAGAGGTTGTATCCTGTACTGCTAGTGTTTCAGTATCAATAGCCGCGAAAACGTTGTAGTTACAAGCCGTATTGAGTACTATCCCGCCGGATACACCGCCATTCGCTACCCCTCGAATATCCGAATTGCGGATGTTCTTGAGATAGATCTTAGCTCCCTCCATGTACGGCGCATTTATGATAATGGTCCCAAGTCCAGAAGGCTGAAAGTCCAAACCCGTCTCGCTGTTGAGGCCACTGAGCGTCTGGAAAAGTCCGCCGATGATAGCAATGCCCGTGCAAGCTGCCGCATCCAGTTTGATACCCCTGTGCCCTACCCAGTAGTTATTGTTTGGGTTACACTGAGCGTCGTAGATGGAGACGTTGTGAACAAAGCCACCAGTCATATAGATGTGATGGTTGATATCACTGAGCGTGACGGTCTGAGGGATCTGAACAAGGTCGGCAGTGATGCCCGGCCAAGATCGGAAGTCTCGTATAACACCAGTGTTAGTGTCACGCAGATAGATCGCGTAGTGTGGCACAAGGGCAAGAACGTTACTGATCTCCCAATAGATCGTCTGAGCAGACTCTCCGGAAACCTTGATACCGATGTTCTTGTGCGCAGAGTTGCCGAGTATAAGCAGGTCATGGATGCGCCAACCAGAGACACCGGACATATCGAATGTAGGGGCTGTGTTGGGGGCAGCGTTATTGATGATTTGCGATGCGATGCCCACACCGCCGATGTCCACAGGAGAGAACTCGGAGCTAGTCGCAAACGTTGGCGGAGTTGTAAGCAAGTACGAGTAGGCTTGGAATCGTATAGGACAGCCGTACTGCCCGGCACCCGTGACAGTCTGGGCGACATCCACAGCCGTCTGCACAGCGCTGCTCATGTCCGTCGTACCTGGTACGGCGTTCAGCTTGTAGCGATCGACATAGCCAGGAGGTAGCTTAAAATCTACAATCGTAGCGCCTATAATTGTCTCTGCACTTACGATTGGGTACGGTTTGATTGCCTCATTAAGCGCACCCTCCACATTGTTGGAAGTGAACACACCGTCAGCATCTGCAATGAGAATTAGATTGGCCGACGTAAGAGGGCTGCCGTTGCTGACACCCAGAGCATCTTGGACATCCTTGAGACGAGCGCCGTCGTTCTGATTGGCTGGGGCGCCGACATTGAGAACCCTGTGGGAGTTCATGTCGAGGTTAGCTTCCATCTCATTGGGCGAGGAGCCATCTCGACTGAGTGTATTATCAAACGCTGCCTCAAGCAGATCATTGTTGGCATTAATCTTAGTGGCTGATGCGTAGCCTGAAGTAACATTATCTAGCGTAAGTTTAGCCAAAGTGATCTCTTATAATTAGGAGAGCCGAGCGAAGGGACCCGGCTCGATTGCTTTACTTCGCCCTTAGACTTTGATAAGTCCGTGGGCTTCAAGGGCACTAAGAATTGCGTTAATCTTCGCAGCAAGCGAAGCTACCGTATTCTCGATGGTTGCTTCTACGTAAGACCCAGTGATGGCAGCGAGCGTGTCGCTGGCCGTTCCACCGGAGCTGTCCGTGAGATGCACGACTGCGGCCTGCGCAGGACCGATGAGGGGGTTACCCACCCCATCAGACATTTGCGAGCCAATCTTCGTAATAGTAGCCATAGTTGACTCCTATTAGGCGTTGACGGCAATGTAGCTGGGTTCCTGGTACTCTACAGTGAGGATACCCTTACCCGCCGTGAAAGCTGCGGTACCGTAGCCGAACACAATCTGGACATCACTGTCCGAGGTTGCGCCAACTGGCACCACACCGTTCACAAGAGCGCCGTCGCAGATCACGGTCTCACCTACCGCATCCATCGCCGTAAGCGCGATAGTTGCATCGATACCGTCCGCATCGTCGACAGTAGCAATCGTATCGGCCTTGTACGTACCGATATTGAGGGTAGACGAGGAGCCCGTGAAGGCGACTACAGTCTCAAACGTTGCCCGCTTAATCAGCGAACCTCGCTTGATACGAATCGCTTGCGGAGGCAGTGAAGCTGCAGTAAGGGAAGCGGAGGCTTCAATCGCGGTACCAAGCACCATTGCTTGCACAACCTTGAAAGGGCCAGCTTCAGAAACTACGGCCGGGACAGCATTGTCGGCGGTGTGGGTACCAAAACCCACAACCAAACCGTCTGCGTTAGTCCAAGTGTTATTACGTGGCATGTTGTTATATACTCCTATTAGGCAATAACGTCAGTGTCAGTAAGAACAACAACCAGATTCTCAGGCCGGTAGACCTTCAAACCGTAACGAGCCGTAGTGATATACTCTTCTCGCTGATTGTCCTTCTTGTACTCACCTTCGACGGTTGGCATCTGGCGCCAAGCGCCCATGAAGGGACACAGTTCGGGAGTGGAGGCGGAGAAGAAGATGTTCGCTACACCCGCAGCCGTGGTCAAGGACGTACCAGCGTTAATGGTTTCGTTCTGCGACCGAGGCAGGTAGTTGCTTACGTAAACGTCAAAGCCGTAGATGTTCTTTACGAACCGACGACCTGACGCGATTCCCGACGTGATGACGCCTTCCCACTTGGGGTTGTTGCTCACGTTGGTGATATTGGTCAGCGTATTGAGGACATACTCAACAGACGGATCAACAATCGCCACGAGATTCGTATCGGGGACATTTGCTTTCTTGAGCGAGTACAGAGCACGAGCAAAGTCCGTGACTGCAATCGACTCACTGGTACCAGAACCTACCCAACGATGGGCTGCACCGTTGATCGAGTTGGTAGCCGAGGCCGTCTGACCACCCGAAGCGCCGCCAGCAGCAAGAGCCAGGATCTTAGTTTCCAGATCTTCGGCAATAGCTCGGGCTTGATAAGGCACAAACTTGGACACAAGCTGTGACATGTAGTACATGTCTTGCTTCGCCTTGTTCGTGATGTAAGTACCGGACTGTACGTACTCGGTGATAGTGAACGCGAATTCACCAGTGTCGAGTGCGTCGTACAGAACGGCCTGATTCTCAACGTAGTCGCGAACGGTCGCTTCACCGATTGAGGGGATCGTAAACTGTTCGCCGTCAGGGAAATCAGTAATCCAGTTGACCCATTTCTGGGCATCCAACTCGTCCTGAATGACTTCCTTAAGCTGCGAACTCCAAACTTCCGAACGCCGCAGGGCGTCAGTATTTGCAGTTGTAAAGGCCATTTAAATTAAACTCCAATTGTGGTTAGTTTAGGTGTCCCACTCATCACCCAATCGGCTCATGTCACGATGCAACTGTGCTTGAACTGAACGGTCGTTGACAAACTTAAGAATGCCCATTTCCTTCTTCAAGGTTTCGTAGTACGCTTTATTGTGGACTTCCCCGCCGATATTACTCGGATTGAGAGCTTCCGCATTTCGCGAACCACTGGTTGCAGCGGACTGAGTCGAGGGCTGCTTGGTAGCACCTACAAGATTCAGCATCGCTTGAGAGCTGGTTCGACCAAGAGCTTGTACCTGTTCTACTGTGAGTCCTAGTGAAGCGGCTTTGGTAGTGAGGACCTCCATGGTCTTCTCACCGTACACCTTCTTCAATTCGTCCATCGCAATATTGAGGTTGTGGGCCTGGGCCTTAGCAACGTCTCGTGCTTCAATCAACTTCACAATGTCATCTTGAGTCAGAACAGTCGGGGTGGTTACCTTGTCTTTGTCATTGACGGCCTGCAGGTTGGGCTGGCCTTCATTGTTAGTTTTCGTAGTTTCGGTCATAAGATTCTCCAGTGCTTCTGTTCTATCGGCTTTCTTTTGCAAACCATCTGTTGCGGTCTTTAAGTCTGCAATCTGCAGCTCAAGGACCTTCACATAGGTATCTGCTTCAAGTTTACCTTTAGCCAGATCTTCCACTGAGGCGAACTTCTTACCGTCTCCTACAAGGACTTCAAGAGCGTTGGTTACGCCTGTCGTCATATCGTCATCCCTCTGGTTTAGGGTAATAGGGTTATTGTTGTTTAGGGCAACAACGTGAGAATTCTTTCTAGGCTTGCTATCCGTCCGTTCTTGTCGGCTCGTATAAACTGCCAGTTAGTCTTCTCGTAATCTGTCTTCAAATCGAGGTACAGGGTTGCTAGTTCTCGATTAATAATCTCCTTCAATCTATCCAGCAGATACTTGCTGTTCCGCCAAACTTGTATAAACCCTTCCTTATCGTCTCCGTCTAGGCCGTGTAGCCAGTCAGTTGCGATGTTAAGGGGCCTATCTTCACTCCTCTTCGGGCTGCGAGCCATCCGTCGGAATATCCTCTTCTGTTATAGCGGGAGTCATGGAGTTGACTTGTGTCTGTTCATTGGCAGAGGCGGCAAGGTTAGACGACTCAGCGTTTTCTATAATTCGAATATTTGGCTCTACTATTTTGTACTGACCCCAGCCCATGTTATCTTCTATCAGCTTGGCAAGACGCAGACCTGAGAAGTGCACGTTGACGGCCGGGTCTGCGTACACACCCGTACCAGACAGCGTGGTAAGGTTCTGGATCATCTGAGCCTGGGCGGCGAAGTGCCTAGCACCCATGGGGACGAGCTTTCCTTTGGCCTGCAAGTCTTCTTTGGTGACCTCAAGAAACTTAACAACACCAAGATCGGTGTCCATGGTTCGTACAGCTTCTAGCTGATCTATGTTGCGCCGAGCCAGTTCCAGCATCGTGTTCAAGAGAGGTTCCAGGAACAACTTCTCAAAGTGCGAGATCTTGGACTGAAACACCCTGGATGCAGCGTTGTCCAAGGTCTGCACTTCAAACTTGGTTTTCTCGCCCGGTGTGCGGATACCCATAGCATTCTTTGGTGCCCCAGCCATCTCCTCCATCTGAGCTTGCAGCTCTTGGATTTGAAGGTCGGCATTCAAAGCTGTCGTCTCCGGTCGCATGAATTCTACGTCAGATGTCTCCTCCATGTAGATACGTTCAAGTGGGCCGTATTCGAAGTCCTCAACATAGCCTTTGATCTTGGCCATAGGAAATGCGAACAAATCCCAGGCATCGGCCTTCATGTTTTCTAGGTGATCGATGCGATACTGCAAACCCACGAGATTGTCCAAAGGACCCATAGCCATGAGATTGTCTGGTCGTAGACGCCAGCCACAATGCTGCTTAGTGCTGCGACCTGTCCAAGTGTCGATAGGCTCTTTGCGTAAGATGTACGCACGATCGACAACTGTGATGATGTAGTTTTCCAAAAATTCTTTAGTGTCGAGGTCATAGAGGTCTCCCTCAAACTCTAGTATCTCTACCAGGCCAGAGGTATAATACTGGTACAACGAGCCGAACCCGTCCGCAACTAGTCCCTCTGATTTGCGTATATCCGACTGGTTGTAGCTGGCAACCTGTCGTCGGTTAGTCTCAATCTTATCTAGCGTCCCTTGATTGAACCTAGCCCATACTGGGTCGTTCTTCACGCGCTTGTGGATGTCACCCAACGTCAGTAGCGCGCGAGTGATCTTAGGAGCTTGGTCGTACGTAGTGGCAGTGACGTCAAAAAGATGGTCGTAAGGACTGATGCGAAAGGCGCGAGGTCCTGTATACGAAGTAACTGGCGTACCGTCCTTAGCCGTGAATATCTCGTTGACGTACTCTGCATCGCCGACAACGTTGCCGTAGTCGATGTAGTCATATACGAACCGGGATACTGTCTCTTCGAACTTACTCTCCTTGAGCTTGTTCTTCATGTACATCTTTATGGCAAAAGCCTTGTCCTTATCCGTACCTTCGGCTTCAGCGGCTTCCCAGTTGAACCACTCTTCTGTGGGGAACAGGGCTGCCATGTAATTGGCGTGGAGATTGTCCCTGATCTGACAGAGCTTGGGTCGAGTAGTCTTATTCTTCCATGGGAGTTTTGCGTTTGTAGTCGTCGTAGTATCTGTAGCAAAAACATAGCTACGGACCTCGGACCAATCTTTTTCTTTCTTTGTCCGGGAACTTTTCCATTCGTCGAACTTGCGGGCAATCATACCTGCCAATACGTCTGGCTGGATAAGCTCGCTCGATACGTTAATAACTCGTCTCACTGGACCCCGCCAAAGCGTGTGGAGTAGATAACCTTGCCATCACTGCTAGACCTACGGCTCATACCTCTAGGCGGTACAGAGACGTCAATAGCGGCTGCAAGGGCATCTTTCATGTCGTCGTGCGCAGGATGCGCTTGAATCAATTCGTCCTCAAGAGCAGAGCAGTTGCCGCCCTGATAGTGCCACACACTCTGGTTCTCGTATCGAGGCTCTAGAATAGCTCGCATGCGCTCTTCTTTCGCGCCGTCAGCCCGTGTGGGGCGAGCTTCATCGACAGACAGAGCCAACCCGTGGGGCTTGAAATATTGGTCTTTGAGTTCACGAACAATAGCCACCTGAGCCACCGTGACCTCGGCTCGGAGCTTACGGAAGTTCCACTTAACGTGTAAATCTCGAATGTGCTCAAAGTACACACCGATCCTCCCGTCCGTCTTAAATCTATCTATGTCAAGGATGTAAATGTTGCCGTCATCGTCCAGACCGATCACTACGATAGCAGTGTAGTCAGCCTTGTTAGAGAGGGAAAACGCAAAGTCAATAGCAGCAAAGACGTTAACTTTCTTTCCACGAACAAGAGTAACGCCGTTTTCGTATTTAACCATCTTGCGGTCATAGTACTGAAACCTCGATCTACTGATGCCGGACTCTTCTCCGACGTTGGGGTTGTTGTAGTACTGAGCGTAGAACTGTGTCTTATCGAGATACTGGGCCTTCTTACGACTCAGTTCCTTGGAGTCGAACCCGAACCACTGCCCGTCGTTTCGCTGTGTTCGTGGCCAGATGAACTCCCCGCTACCGTCACCCCTGTCTTCTACTTGACGCTCAAAGATCTCGTACACATTCTTTGTATCTGTCACATCTCCGTTCTCGTCGAAAATCTCTTCTCTCATATCCATGAGATCGGAGTACAGATCCGCTGGGTGGTACCTCGTACCTACGACCCACTCCCGAGCACCTGGGTTCTCAATGGAAGCTAGCAAAGAGTACTGACTGCGCAGCTTGTTCCTGCCGTCCTCAGTGTATGCATTCTCTTGTACCACACAGTCGTCGAGCACCGCGATGTCACAGTGCCAACCAGTCTTTGACGTAGTAAGTCCTGCGGTAAAACACGTAGGATCTCGGATCATCTCATCCTTTCTTTTAGGATGATCTACAGCGAACTCGTTAGCTGCCCACTTCTCTCGTTTACCTTCTTCTTCGTTAACCATCTCCGGCCAGTACCGACGGTAGATGTTTGAGGTAAGGATGCTCTTTATCAGCAGCAACTGTTGCACTGCCAGAGACGCTGTCGAGGACCAGTAGCCGATGACAACTGCTGGATTACGAGTGATCTCCCATGCAACCCTGTATGCCACAAATGTGGACTTCTGGTGCCCACGAGGCAGCAACAGCAACTGATGCGTACCTGCAACTTCGCGATTCCACCAAGAGATAACCTCTTTATGGATGTCGCCTATAATGCGCTTCGGGGCAATGAGTCGGATGAAAGTGAGCAAGTCCGCCTCGGCGGCTAACTTAAGCTCCTCTCTCTGACTCAATTTGTTAACTACGTTAACCATTCAACCCCATGCGAGCTGCGTCTCCCTCGAACACTTCGTCATCAATCTCAGGCTTAGCCTCTTTGTTGGGGCGCCCCGCCCTACGACGTTTTGTCTCGTGGCCGTCGATATACGACGCAAACGGATAGTCCTCGGAGGCCAAAGCCTTGATGGCCTGAATATTACCATCCTTCAATTCTAGCAGCGCTGCTACAGCGTCCGACCTTAGCTTTGCTTTAAGTTCCAGTCGCCACTCTTTAGCGAACACAGAGAACCAAGGAAGCTTACAAAGGTGTCGCCAGTGCCTATGATCTCCGAATATGGCCTTGGCGAATCTGTACTCGGTTGGGTCCCCAATCGTCATGTAGACACGTTTGAGGGAGATCAACCCGTCTCGGTCCTCTTCGCCTCTGCAAACGAAGATAGGCACCAAACTGTCGTCTTCTGTCTTTATCCAAAACTCTTTGAACAAGGATCGAGTCCTGAACCTGTTCATCTTGTCTTTCAAGTGCCGGTACTCGATCCCGTAGTCCCTAAGAGACAGGCCAATCTTTGGTGAGTTCTTCTTGAACTCGGCGAACTCCGCGTCCGTCATGTCGTGCTTGGACCTATTGCAGTCCATACACAGCATCTGGAGATTCGAGATTTCGTGATCACCCCCTTTGCTAAGAGGTAACTTGTGGTCGACCTCTTTTACCGGTTTCTCGCAGTAAGGGCATTTGTCCCCTTTCCGCTCGATGATCCATTCTGCAAGTACCTTGTCGGTGATTATGGACTTAGCCCATGTGTCCGGATACTTGTCTCTTACTCGTTTATTGTGACCCCTAGCTTGTGCGTGCTCCGGGTTTGACCGGTCCTTGACTAACTGAAGTTCACTTTCTGAAGACATAGCTTAACAAGACACCCAGATCAAAGAAACCGCGTTGGAATCGAGCTAGTTTAAGTATTAAACGCCGCCCGTCTCGCTTACGCCCTGTTGGTAGAGTCACCTCACCTGGTGTACCCTCCCCATTTGAAGGCTGGAATAACAGTAGCAGCATTACGCGCCTACGTAGCCTTGAAGGTTAACTAGAACGCCAGTCGTAGCCGTCGTAGTAGCCTCTTTAATGCTGACGAGCGTAGCTGCTGTCATCTTGATGGGCACAGGAAACGTAGCTACGTAGCCACCTAACGCAGCTGCAAAGCCGCGATGCTTCACTGTGCCTGCCGTGCCATCTAGAACTTGAATCTCAGTGCCTGTGGTAGCGTGTGAGTTGGTGACCTGGATGCTCGTTATGTAGTTGATAAGACCAGAGCCAGCAGAAGCTTTAGCTGTCACTTCCGTCGTGTTAACCAAGCCTCCAGCGGGTGCCGCATAAGACCAGGAGTTACCTTCACCCTCGTAGGGCTGAGATATGATCTTACGATTTAGGGTCATGCGGGCTGCGCCGATATCTCCCTCGTTAACACTATCCGTAGAGGTATCATCTGCGAGGTAGCCTACGGGAAGGACTTCACTGACACCTATCGTAAATGCGGCGTCGTCTGCTATACCCACGATACTGCCCGAAGAAATCGTAACCTTGACACTATCGTTTGTGTCGTCCATCGCACTGTCGCCGTTAGGCGTTCTGAGCGCAACAAACAGAGATCTGTTGGCAGTCATGCCGAAGGCACCAATGTCGCCCGTATCGACAGAATCTGGGGAAGCCATGTACAAGCCGCCGACTGGGGCTACTGGGGTGACACCGACAGTAAACGCCTCGTCATCGTTGACAGAAGGACCTGCCAATGAACCTGCTTTAACGTTAACCTTCAAGTAACCCGTGGCGTCAACTTGCAAGGGTGCGTAATCCAGGGTCGTCCCAGCAAGAGCTGTATCACTGTCGTTTCGTACAGCAAGGCTCATTACACCCGTGTCACCGGATGTGTGCGCTGCGTCCTCAGCTTTACCTAAATTTGTAGGGCCGGTGCCAGCCACGACACTTTCAACATCGACATTACCGATATTGTTGTCGCCTGCTGCGATTGTCAAAATGTCCACATCGCCGATGTTGTTTGTACCGGCATTCAATCCCGCTTGCACAGCGAACGTGCCAGCATTAGTGACAGCGTGGGAGGGCACTGAGGCTAAACTTACGGGGAGTGTCGTGATAGCGCTTGTGCCGTCTGACAGTCTGACAGGCAAGGGTGCCGTCAACGCTGCGAGGGCCATGGCGCCATCGTCGCCTACCCCCAACTTGACTACTTGATACTGGACGCCACCAACATCGTCAGTACCAATGGACGCGCCTGCGCCCGGTGTGATTGCCACATTATCAGCCATTTAACCAGCTCCAAGTAGTGTTAGTCTGCGTACGACGGCGACCGTCGGTTCTCTCAAAATAATAGCCCCGGTAAGCCCGAAGCCTGAGGCTGTATCGTCCGTCCACGTACAGGGCTGCGCAGAGGTACTAGTGACATTTTTAGTCACAAGCCTGACAAAACTGCCACCATATCCGTACGTAGTTGGGACACCGCGATCGGTAAACCCCGTACCGGCAGACAGCACGCCACCGTTTATATCCTCGCATAGACCGACCATCAAAGCCGGCTGTACACCAGGAGTTATGTCTCCTGTGGACCATGCGTCAGTGCCCGTCCCCACGCCTGCGCGGTAAGCTCCTGCATATTCACCGGCAGCGAATATATCGGATGACGTGGCAAGGCCAGAAAACTCGGTAACAACCAAGCCGCGCCAATTTGGTACAGTAATGGGAACAGCAATTATGCCGTATGTTGCAGTAACAGCTCCAGTCCCAGAACTCGCATTAAAGCAGTACCCCCATCTCAACCCATAGCCGCTAACCACATCGAAGTAGTGGCCGACCTCTGTGAACACATCCGTGCTTCTAGCAAGCTCCACTGTCACTTCAATCGTGTTGTTGTACGTGACAAAGTAAGAGAAGGCGCTACCGCTGGTCACAGAGCCACTAAAGGCTGCTGTGGCTATAGAGGAGCCTGAACTGTCTGCCCCGCCTGCAGCGGTCTGTACGTATGCCCAAGACATTATATGTTCGCCGGCCTCGTAATGTTAGTTATAGGTTCAGCCTGAGAGGCAAGGTAGGCGTAGACTGCTGGCCAAGCGTTGGCTGTCGTAATAACGGCGCCCTGCTGATCCAGCTCACCGGCGGTTGCTACCGACCAGTGCAGGTAGTGATTCATTATCTGGTCGTGGCTGTACGCGTACACAACCTCTTTTGATCGGGTGTGGATGTACTCCATGTGGTACGCCACAGACATAAGCGATCGATAGTCTATACTGCCGAAATCTGGCTGGAACCCATACTCGCCAACACCAGGTGAATAAGACCCCAAACCCCTCACAATGCCCTCGCCCATGGACGGCCCGGTGGTGGTGTACATGTCCGGCCCGCCGATACCCCATCCCGCGCCGTACAAATAGGAAACTAAGCTGGCTGCGTTGTTGATACCTGTTTGATCGTAGGTGTCATAAAAATTAAGATTGTACCGCTTCAAAGATGTGGGCCATTTAGGACCAACTTCATCTATAAATCGGTAAGTCTGGGTCCTCATACCGGAATAACTCCAGGTAGGTGCGGTAGAGTCCATAGCCGATTCGGCGTTCTCAAAACCCTCGCAGTAAGCGTTAGAGTCCAGATAGTCGCCAAAATGGCGATACACATCGATGAGGTACCCCATCTCTGTAGCATTCCATATCTTTAAATAGTGCGTAAACGAACCTGAGGCCACATGGTTGCCACTGATGTGCCAGTCGGCAAAGGCTCGTGTACTGGAAGATTGGGGCACAGTCGGGAGTGATCCACCGAACTTCCTGTCCCAGATGTGCAATAGGTACGGCTTGCCGATAGCGCGCATACGAGCATCAAGCTCATCTATGACGGCTTCTCCCTCACTGTAGTCACCCTGGTCCTTACTCAACACCCCAATGGTTACCAGGAACATCAAGCCTGTGACTTCCGCCAGGGTGCCCACATTATCGATAAACGGCTGGATCACACCGTCCCAGTAATCTGTGTCACTGGTGTATGACAATACGAAGTTAGGCTCTGGCCACAAACCAGGTCTGAACTTTACAGAGCTAGAGGCTACTCCTGGAACTGCAGATTGCGTGGCTGTGTAAGCAGTCTCGTTAAGGGCAGCCGAGGCATCTCTGGCCTTAACTTTGATAATTCGGGTGGTAGGGTCTGTAGAGTTAATCGTGTGGACAACATCCGCACCCTGCGTGTAGTGTACATCGTCGAACACAGCGGTCATAGTCACTGGCGTGGCTTGGTTGTCGCTGACACCTACACCGACCATCAAGGTACTACTGGCAGTACGAGTCTCCGAATACAGCGTATTAAACAGGCTACCATCGGCTGAGTACCGATAGGTGAAATTATTTGACCTACGGCGGATATGCAGCCACCCTGGACTGCCCGAGCCGGTGACGAACTGGTGTATGTCGTACACCTGATCCAGGACTGATCGACCCTTAAAGTCAATGCCGATGTTGTCTGCACTACGCCAGTACCCTATTGAGCCAAACTTTGCTCCAGTGACCGTGGTTACGTTTGCCAGAGAGACGTCTCTCCACATCAGAACCGCAGTTGCGTACTCGTAGCCTGCTCCCGTGAAAGCAGCCAGATCGACGTACACATCGAAGTCGCCCGTTAGCGGCCACCCCGCAAGAGCCAGTTGGTCTGAGGTATTGTCAAACCCGGTACCAGCAGCTGACAGTGTCACCCTTTTACCGTTCTGGACTAGCGTAGCACCAGTGACCCCTATCTGGTGTAGGGTCGGTGCCACGATGATCTCTGTGCTTGGAGCAGCGTAGGTCGTAGTTGCCCCGTTAACATCGAAGGTGTAGAGTCCTACTCCCGTGCCTGGCGTCACCCCATCGTGCATATCCGCCGTAGGGGACATAGTGCAGATGATCTGCCCTACCGGTGTCGTGATGTCTAGGCCAGCCAACTGCTGGGGTGCCTGCAGATCAGAGGCTGCCGGAGGCGAACTAGGGACAGATCTTACAACTAATCGACCCGCCACGCCGTTAGTCCAACCTTTCCACTTGAACTGAGATATTGGTTGACCCAGCCCGGATCACGGCAAAATGGGTTACACCACTAGGTAGCTGAAGAACCTTCTCTCCTGCCGGGAACAGCATGGAAGCCGAGGTTGCCTCAGCATCCACAGAAGCATCTCCGAATGCTACGTAACAGGTGTCTGTAGCCCGAACCTCGACAAGAGCCCCAACATCGGGTAGCCCTGACGGCAGTGCTGTAGCAGCTGTCGTCGTACCATCCGTAGTCGTAACATTAGTACGTACCCCAGATAGGTGGAAAAGCTGGACTGCCCTACTGGAGGCATCTGTAATCAGTGTTGACATTGGTGCTGTAAGCTCCTGGGAGGGCGTAGGGGACGAGATCTAGTGGTACCCGGTAGGGTGGTAGCGGGGGTGAGTCTTGCACTCACAGGCCGAGGTTGGTGGAATGTCTAGGAATCGAACCTAGCGAGCACAAAGGCTGCTGGTTTACAGCCAGCGGTCACTCCATACGACTATAACAATCCACAAATAAAACGTATAGCTCAGTTAAAGTCGTTCAGGACTGAACTACAAAAACTATCAAGTATCATAGTTCTCAAAGTACCGTTCGCTATCCTGCTTCACTACTTGACTAATCAAGTTACTTATCGAACTATTCTAACTACTCGTACTCGTTACTAACTTAGCACTTACGTACTAACTTATTAACTTCCATGTACTCGTAATATTACTAAATACGTAGTATTAGACAACTCAAAAATTAGAACCTCTTTAAAGGTTCCAATTATTTTCGTTGTTTCTTCAATATTAAGAAATATCCCGAGATCTAATAATTTCGGGTAGAAATTTATTAGGTCGAGTTCATCAACACGGGAGGACTACCGTCCCCCCTCATACCCGGGTATCAACGCTTCGCTGTCGATACACCGGCAGTGGATGCTACGCATCAACAAGAAACTGCCTATGGGCAGTCAGGATATGACGGGTAAGCTTATCCCTAATCGGGATAAACCCCTCCTTGTGCTATGCCCAAGTCGTGCTTACCCTAAGACATTGCGATCGTTAACAATTTGTTAACTCTCCTGTACTCAATCGCCGTACTGGCTCAGATACCCGCTATCCTTGATTTGTTAACCAGTTAACACTACGGGCTATTGCAATCCTTGTTGGCTTCGTGATACCTTGCTGCCTCCAGTCCAACCTTGAGGTATTTATGATGACACTCATACTATTACTGATTGCTATCTGGCTGTTCGTGTCTGCTGTCCGTGGTATCCTGGATTGCAGGTCTCAACAGCTCTTCCTTCGTGAGCAGGCTGCCAGGGCTAGGCGCCCCAACAACTGGAAGGCAGCCGAGGACAGACTGCACTCTGAGCATGATGCGAACAGAGCTATGGGCAGTAAGCCATGAACGCCTATCCTTGGTGTTTGTGGTACGTGTGGGCACTGTCGGACACACAGCCTGAGCAGTACGAACTGCAGGTTGCCAGGCCGGAGCGTAGGGACGCTGACATCATGCTGCGCTGCGAGCTGGGTAGGGGCATCATGACACCAGCAGAGCGCCTCAAGGCTTGGTATGCTGTAAGGCCAGCTTGGTGACAGAAACTAACGGGCATTGGGAGGATACAGGGGGCTTCGGCCCCCTTTTTCATGGTTAATGCCGGTTGACACAAGCCCAGGACTGTGCTACGCGGGCGCAGGCGCGCATGTATAAATGAGTGCACGTACGTGGGTATGGTTCGAACGATTTGCATTAAGTTTTGCAATGGGCCATACTGTTGGCACACTAATTGATGTGGGAGGGTAAGGGTTTATACGTATAAGGAAGCTCGGCTTCCGAAAGAGGCGAAAGCCTCAGGGGCCTGTCGAGCCACCGGGCATTTGTTAACTGCGTTAACTTGCAGGGCTTGACACCGGCTAGTGACTCGTGATCTGATACGTCCACCCCGACGCAATGGGGCTGGATCCATCAACATGTAACGCGAGGCGATTTATCATGGCTAGAAATCAAAATGCAGTAAGGCAGGCAGTGGCTATGGCTACTCGTCCGACAACGGCAGCAACGGCACGGGATGTGCTGCGAGAGCACCCGGCACTGGTAGGCAAGGAAGATCCCAATGCCGAGAAACTGGATGCTAAGGAGCAGGCTAGCGCAGTGCCTGAGCCGGTGGCACAGGTCAAGCTGGATCAGATCCCTGCTCAGGACCTGACCCTGCCCAAGGACACCCGCAAGCGCGCCTTGGCGCTGATGAATGAGTTTTCGCAGGCCGGCCAGGAATACCAGCTCGTAAAAAAGGAGTTGGACGAAAAGAAGACTGGTCTGTCTGATGTCATGTTCCGGCTCGCCTACGAAGCCGCTGGAGCCTCGGACGAACGCCCTCAGTACAGGGCGGGCATGTTTGCTAAACTGTGCACATACGTTGAGGACGCTGCACTGAAAGCCTACAAGCAGGCCAACCCACAAGCCGAGAAGGTCAATCTCAATCTGGCCATATCCACTAGCTGGAGGACATACAAGTCTCAGTACCTGCGATCGATGGATAAGGGCTATGACCCTCGTGATTTTGCGAGTGCCACTGCCTATCGTCAGGTTGCAACTCCGACGATCAGTCGCCGTGCTGGCGGTGAGGTAGAGGCAGGAGCAACAGACGCGGCCGTAGTCTCCGAGACTATCCTTGATCTCAATGGTATCGCGGCGGACGAGACGGTAGGGCCGACAATGGACAGGCTGATCAAGGATGTGCACGCTGCACTGGCAGCTAACCCGGATCAGTCGGAGGATATCAAGGATGTGCTCGATGAGGCGCTCAATGAGATTGCCAAGTATATGCCTGCTAAGCGCCCGCGTGGGCGTCGGGCTGGTAGAGATGCGGAGGTAGCAGCATCAGCGAGTGAGGCTCTCTAATCTCAAGCGTTTGACGCAACACGGGCCACGGGGGATGATGTCTCTCGTGGCCTTTTTTCTGTTCGCAAGAAACTGACGAAGGGGTAACAGCTCGATGAAAGCACGTAAGCCAATACCGGCGCCAAAGCGCCCGACTGTGAAGCCTAGTGAGCACCTACACGCACACGCTAGGGCTCAGATGCTGTCAGGAGCAGCGTTCCTTCTAGATCGCTACCGTGCGCCGTGCAGACTGTTCTGGACTAAGCGAGATCCCGACTAATCGTACCCCCGGCGCCTGCCGTATAGTGGCGCCGTTTTACCCCCTCAGATCTAATCATTTGAGGGGGCTTTTTTATGCGATTTGACATAACAGTGGCTGTGTGCCATACTAGCCCTGCAAATGGAGACTCGAGCCAGTCACGGCCGACAATCTACTACGGAGGATGTACCAATGTGAGAGGGTGACGGTGCGAGCCGGTACCGATAGGCATATAAATTGTAGCTAATGGGGCAGCGCACCCCCAAGTATCTGCGCGCTGTTAGGTTCGACGCATCCGGCATAATCAGGCGCACGCTAGCCAGCGTCCCCCCGATAGGTGTCGCTGCACACGGTAAGCAGCAAGAGATGTTAACTGCGTTAACAATTACGGATTATATAGGGGTATTTGCGATGAACCATAGAGTCTATACTGTGATACAAGGTCGCGCCGTGTGGTGCGGTCAACAACGCAAGAGACGCGACGCCAGACACATGGCGCGGATGTCACGACTGCCACCCATAGGCATGGACGACATCACGCTTGAGTCAGCTGCCAAGCGCTCCTCCCTTGAGCCTTATATTTCTGAGTACACGGACGCTACTCACGCGTATGTGTCGCAATGAGGCGCCCTCACGACTACAACACACTGTCTGCGGCTATCATTACCGCATGCTTAATAGCATTGGTTGTGATCTTTGTCGTGGTCTTAGTAGTGGTATTTGTGTTCTAGCCACAAGAAATTCGACGGCCGACGAGCGGGGAAGCGAACATGCGAATAACGATTTGCAGCGCCAGACCGGACACACACAGTCACAAATGTGGCGAGTGCGGGCACGTATGGACGCACACAAGGCCAATCAGAACAGAGGATTTTGCGAACTGGGATGCCTTCCGAGAGCACACATGCCCAGCCTGTAAACGTTGTCAGGAATACGTGCGGTATTGCGGCGAAGATGAACAGGCAAAACGAGATCTGGATCTTAGGATGCTGACAAAGATTATGGAGGATTTGCACTAATGGCCCGCGCTAGTTTGTGGTGGATTGTTGCAATTTTGGGCACAATACTGCTGTACAATCGTGGTAAACAGCCTGATAGAGAGGAGTGCACACCGCCATCTCAGCTACTTTGGGAAAGTGCGATCGACAAAGCCTTACGTGAAGCCGAGAACTTCCCGGTTCGCGAGCATGAGATCTGGATCTAATGTTAACTAGTTAACCTATGGAGGATTGATTATAGATTTGATACAGGCAAGCCGAGCGTGTGGACTCGGTGGCGGGAGCTAGGATAGCTGGCATCACAAACACCAGATTTAGGGGACTTGCCTTGTTGGCTTGTCACCGACTATAACTGGTGCGTGCTGTAGGGGTTCGATTCCCCTGCTCCGCCGATTAGGGGTACTACGTTACTATTTAAAACGTAATCTCCCACTAAGCAAGGGATTAGCCTTGGTGGGTGACTTAGAACAAGCCGAAATGGCGACACTGACCAGAGCCGCATAAATCACGGCCGCGACAGAACGCTCCCACCATTGGCTATGGTGCATGTCGACTCATCACTGGGATATCCCGACCATGCGCTCTAAGACTACGACCGAAGATGTAATCGAACGTCTCGGTATTGCTGTTCAATCCGCACTTCAAAACGACACACTTGTCACTCAGATAAGTGTGGCTGACGCTCAGTTCTTGATGCGTCAAATATCACCCAAAACTCCGTCACCGTGTCCTGCACACGGGATTGCCTCTCGTGAACCCTTCCCTGTCATGGTTCGCAGCTTCGGTTTTCCGATCGACTAACCTCTAAGTCTACCTCGGTTTACCACATCACGTCTTTTTGCCCCCCGTATTCGCCTCGAGAAACTCGCGTCACGTCACGTATCAGGAGGTTGCACGCATGCGTCCCCGTAATCGAAATGAAGTGTGGATGTTCACAGTTATAGGTTTTTTCTTGATAGGTTTCGCCGGCCCCTCATTGATTAGTTCTGCGAACAGTCTGGAAGTAGTGACTGGTGTCGCTTTGTTGGGTGTCTGGCTTTGTTGGGGGAGTTCGCTTATTCGCAGGGTTTGATTGTTGAGAGAGTGAGTGTTTTGTTAACGTAGTTAACCTTTGGAGATTGAAGAGATGAATATGAAGACAATCGGTCGAGCACTACTGGTATGCGGTATCGGCTTTCTAGCCATCGCGTGCTCGAAGGTGCCAGTTGGAAATGTAGGTGTAAAGGCTTACTTATTGGGAGGGAGCAAGGGGGTCGATACTGAAGAGTTGAGCCCAGGTCGATACTGGATCGGTGTGAATGAGGAGTTGTACCTTTTCCCTACGTACACGCAGACGTACGTATGGACAAAGGAGCCGGACAACAAGAGTACGAGCTTTACTGGCAATCAGGACGAATCGATTACGTTTCAATCCATCGAGGGGATGAACGTGAACGCCGACGTTGGCATCACTTACGCCGTCAATCCCGGCAAGGTGACGACACTTTTCCAGAAGTATCGAAGGGGTATCGACGAGATTACGGACTTGTATCTCAGAAATATCGTAAAGGATGCTTTCGTCGCCGAAGCTGGAAAGATGAAGATCGAGACTGTTTATACGGCTAAGGAGAAGCTGTTGCTCGATGTGCAGGCTAGAGTGCAGGCTCACGTAGCTCCTCTGGGTATCAATGTGGAGAAGCTGTATTGGGCCGGTGGGTTTCGCCTTCCTCAACAAGTGACACAGTCTATCAATGCCTCAATCAAGGCGACTCAGGATGCCATTACTGCACAGAACGGTGTAGCTATTGCAAAGGCAGAAGCTGACAAGAAGGTGGCAGCTGCGCGAGGTTGGGCAGAATCCCGCATCTTGCAGGCTAATGCTGAAGCAGAAGCCATCTCGATCAAGGGAAAGGCACTTCGAGAGAACCCCGCAACCATCGAACTGTCGGCGCTGGAGAAGTGGGATGGACGCCTCCCGGTGACGATGGCTGGTGGTGCTGTCCCCTTCATTACGGTGCCGAACGCAGGCAAGTAACCGCAGAGTTCTAGGGCTGGGTCTAACGCAAGTGGCCTAGCAGACTCCGCCGCGCGTTGACGGCTACGGACACGGTAACCGTATTGAATTTTAAGGAGGCGTGTATGACACCCACTTTCGAAGATATTACTTTGACACTGGAGAACGACCAGAAGTTTTACAAGAAGTACGTATATTGCATGCAACCTGAGAGTCGGGAGTCGCTCATTGGGTGTACTTGTGTGGTAAAATTCGGCGCTCACCAGGCGCCTGCCCTGCCAATGGCGCGGTTACTTGAGTATTTCGATAATCGCTGGCATGGTGAACTCTCGGCCCGAGGTTGCGTATTTGCAAAAACACCGGAAAAGCCGTTGGGCGGGCGGGTGCCAACAGTGCACCATATAGGTACCGCGAGCGCTAATACTACTAAGGAGATTGTTATGCCCCCTAAATTCTTTGAAGAAAAGAAGTTCCTCAATGGTGTCGACATCGCTACTATGAGCGACGATCTCATCTATACACACATCGCTGCCAAGGAGGCGGCGATAAAGCAACAAGAACTGATCGAACACAAGCCGAAGTCCTTGCTCAAGAAGATCGAGGATGGTCGAAACGAAATCAAGTCACTTATTGAGTATCTAGACTCGAAGGCGTAACTGAATTCGAGTGACGAGCATTGGCCTAGGGTGGGCAGTGTAAAGGTAGCACGTGAGATTGTGGCTCTCCAAGTGAGGGTTCGATTCCCTCCCCTCCCTCCATCATTCCTTCAATCGGAGATTACTCGTGAACACACCACGGATCAATATCAAAAACCTTCAGTTACTGCCAGTTCCGGAAGGATACAAGATTAGATATTGTCACAGCACAGATCCCAAAGATATCATCCCACACCCTCGTACGGGCTTACGCGCCAAACGTGTCACATATGCCTGGCTCGTCGACACAAAGGGAAGGACGAGCACTACACGAATGGGTGTCGCTCGATGCTCACCCAACGATAGGGATGACAAGAAATTCGCTCGCATCGTAGCCCACAATCGCTGCATCAAGCACTTCTATAGAGCGGAAAATAAGACTGTTGTTGAAGACTTTTCCGTTC